TTATTTATATTATTATAATAAATATTATATATCTTATTAGGTTTAAAATATTTAAGTTCCATTATATCCTCTCTGGTATCAACAATAATACGTTTATTATCACACCAAGAAAATACTTTAACCCATTCTAGTTTATTAATATTGTCTATACCCATACATATAACAACTTCATTTTGATTACCACCATCCCAATAAGCTTCTTGTTTAAAAGCTATATCAATTGGTTTATTCTTAAATATAAGTGTAAATGTTTTAACTTTATTTTTAGGACCTAAATTACCATTTAAATATTCAAATTTAGTTTGTATAGAATCTCTAGTTAATCTAGATAATCCAGTTAATTCTAAACCTAATATAGCTGGTTGTTTATAAGTATCATAAAAATTAGGATAATGATATAATTTTAAACTATCAGCTTGTTCATCACTTATATTAGGATATTGAAAAGCTGAATGATTTACTTTAAGTATATTTTGAAATGGTTTTTCTAAAACAGAACATTCTGATGTTTCTATTTTATTATCCCATTTAATACTGTACATATCCCCATCTTTACCACAATAACCATGATGATTAATACTGCGATGTAATTCATTGAATTTAGGTGTAGCAGACCATTTTTTAATTAAAGATTTATATTTAGTTTCTGAAATACTAAATTGATGTCCAAAATTATCTATAGCTACCCAATAAGCTGAATTATAATCACAATATGAACAATCATAATGATATGTTGTACAATGTCTAGTTTTACCACTACCTGTACAAGTAGTATAAGAGCATGTTTTATGAACCCAAGTTTCCCAGGATTCATAATAACGAGCTTCTGTAATAATATAACCATTATATTCAACATCTTTCATATCCACATATTTAAGTGAATAATATGATATTACAATAGCTAATAAACTAATACTTGTAGGAATTAATAACTCCCACCAAATAAAGAATTTATGCCATATAACATATGAAAGTATTGTTAATATAATAGGTATTAATAATGCATACCAAATCATAATTAAAATATTTTTACATTATCATCTTTACCAGTACGCATTACTTCATCAGTAATAGTTGATGTAATTGGTTTATAAATAAGCATCTGTCTACCATAAAAACTATTATATAAAGAACCTGGGAATCTTTGTATTAAATTGGTATGTTGCATGACTATATCTTGCATATACTTTTCTTCAACAAAGAATTGTTCACGTTTAGCTTCAACAGCTCTACTTAAATCTTTATATAAATCAGATACTTCTGAATAGTTAGCATTAGGATTTGTTTCTGTAACCCATTTCATAAATAAACCTTGAGAATCTTTACGACCACTCATGATAATATCTATATTTTTCCTAAAAGAACTATCATTTTTAACAGCAATTTGACCTTTTTGACTTAATGTTTTCCACATATTATCATAAAAAGCTGTTCTTTCATCGTATTTCTGCTTAAAACTACTTCGTAAAGTAATTTCTTCATTAGAAAATGATACAAATCCTGATAAAATTACTATTCCTGTAATTAACACTCCTAAAATTATTGATATAGTTAATATTTTTTTCATTTTTATTGTTTTTAATTGTTAATTTTTATTTATTATTATAATTACAAAATGTTACCATCTCCAGCATCTTCTGCTGCTTGTATAACATCTTCACCAGCACTTTCAAGTAATGATTTTGTTGAATCCGCTTCTTCATCAGTTGCTATATTTACTATATCTTTCACAATTGCTACTGGTGTTAGTGCTGTTTTTACCACAGCACTAAACATTCCGCTTAAAAATCCCATTTTTATTATTTATTTTTAGTTATTTGTATATTAAATTTTCAGTTATTATATTACTATTCATTACATAATATGAATACTTTTTATTATCATTTATAGAATTAAAATTATCAATTTTTATCCATATTGGTATTAAACAACATATATAATAACACTTATATACTTTATATTCATAATACTTTAAATCTGTATAATATGTTTTTATTATATGTACTTGATTATTACTATGTAATATAAACCATAATATGAACTTAATTGTTTTCATAATTTATAAATTTAACTTAGATTTAACTAGTTTAGTTATATTATTTTTAATATTATCTCTGTTTAATATATTTAAACCATCAATATTATTTAATACTTCTGTTAATGATAAACATGGTTTATTACATTTAATGTAATTTTCAGCAGCTTTGTATTCTTTAAAACATCTACTTTTAACTTCTATAGATTTATAATCTAAACCATCTCCACCATATCTAGGAAAAGGTTTAAAATTATTAACCAGACCAATATCTACACAATAAAATGAATCACCTTCATAAATATCAATACCATCTTCAGTTTTAAATAATGGTTGTTTAGGAATATACTTTCTCCAATTATTTATACCATGTTCATATTTAAAATTTTTATGTTCATTTTGATTAATATAAAATATAACATTACTATTTAATATTTCTATTTTTGATAATATTGTATTATTACTTTCCCATCCACCTGAAATAATAAGTTGTACCCAAAACACCAACAGTAAAAATTTCACCATCTGATAGACGTTTAACACTATGTATTACACTTGGATTATTTACAGCAGTTAAATAAAATAATATTTTTTCTAATGTATAGCTAAATATGCCGTTGCTATATACATTTTGACTATCTTTTAACGTATACTTGCAAGTATTTACTTTAAAAGATAATATCTCATAATCTTTTTTAACAAATTGAGCATCATATTCTTCTTTAGTTGATGGTATAAAATTATCTTTATAAGTTATAGAATTATACATACATATACCATGTAAATTACCATTTATATCAGCTTTAATAATTTGTCCTATTTTAGGATTATCATTTTCATAAATTTGTTTAATACATTTTACATATTCAGGAATATCAGCATTTTCAACTATTTTAGCTCTTATATAAAAAGTATCTCTAAGATTACTATCTTTTCCTTTATAGTAAAAATCAATATCGCTAATAATCATATCACAATATTGTTTACCTTGTTCAGTAAATCTTTGTATAATATCACCTTTAGAGAATTTTACATTATCTGATAATCTAATAACAGAATTACCTTCTTGTTTCCAACCAGCTGGTTTAGATTTTCCTACAGGATATGATTTACCACAACCGCAAGAACATGTTTCAATTTTAAATGTTTTCATACTAATAATTTTAAAATAAAACTAGGTTTGCCTCAGCCTAACTAGTTTTTATTTGGTTAATAATTGCTTAGTTTCAAGACTTCTCTTTTTTATCAAGACATTTAATCTTTTTATACTTTACCCTTGAAACACTAAGTCTAGTGACTACATACAGCATTCATGACTGGTTATCCCTGTATGTTAAACTTAATTTATATTACTCAGCAAGCTTAAGTAAACTACTACCTCTGTTAGCTAATATAATTAAGACTATCTCACTATGATAACTTTGATAGTTTTATGTTAATCTGATTTTATGATGTTTCACAACAGCACCCTGATATGTTTCATCTCAAGTATAACATTTATTAGATGTTAGTTATTTTTACATAATATTAATAAACTATTACTTTGTTTAACAAAACTCCTGTGGAGAGCAGGGTGTACGATACCCTGTATTCCAATAGTATTATATAATTTTCTACAAGTTTAGTATAAGTTTATTGTCTAATACAGACTATTTATTTTTTACAGAAATAAAATCTGAGATATTTTAGTTTATACCCAAAGACTCCTTAAATGGAATTTCCCTAAATTAGGCTGCTAACTCTAACTCTACTTTTTTAGGAGAAGGTGTGAATTGAATCACTTTTGCAGAAGCGTTTTTTACAACCGCAAGGACGTCTGCACGTGACCCTACTTCGTTGGTGATTACCACTTTGTCAATTAAGACTTTATAACCATGTATTAAAGTGATAGATTACATCTCACTACTTGCTTATTATACTTTACATATTAGAGTCAATAGCCAACTCAGCTCCCCTAATATCTTTACTCTTTCTTAACTATTATAGTATCAATATAATTAGTTTTAAGATATAATTTTAATGTTTTATTTCTAACTTGACCATTATAACTACCTGTAGTTATTTTACCAATAACTGTACAATCATATATATTCTCTTTTAAATCATTGAATTTAAAGTTACAATTACCTTCAATAACCTCTTTATACTCATAGTAATTATTAGATTGTAGTATTACTGTAGCATTTCTAACAGGTTGTGGTATAATAGCACTAGTATCTTGCTGATATACTGTTATATCAATATTATACAGTTTTTCAATAGGTTTATCTTTCTTTTGACATGATATTAGACTTATTAATATCATTAAGCACATTATTTTTTTCATATTTTTTATTTTTAATTTATAACTCGAATTTTGGTATATTACTTTGATTATTAGACCATATATCAACTATATCTTGTCTAGTTTTAATTATCTTATTTAAACATTCTTTATTTAATTTTTCAAATAATTCTTTAAGTTTAGTTATATCTCTAGTGTTATGTGTGTTTTCATTATTGATAGAAATATAATTGTTGTCAATATAACAACCAGAATAATTAGAAACTTGTAATATTTGATTATTAAACATATATATTGTAAAAAAATTACTAATGTGATCTTTATCTTTAGATGTAATTTCACTAATTCTATAAATATCCTCTGTTTCTATTATATTACCATTAATTGATATTTTCATGTTTTTAAATTTTAATTTATTTATTTAATAAACAACTACTGTCCTATAAGTGGAGTATATTGATTCAACGCTTAACTTACTCATTACAAGAGCTAAGTGAATTTATACATTAACCTAACCTAAACAAATCTTATATCTTTGTTGTAATGATAGAGACTATAAAAGGCCTTGTATATTACTGTTTAGTGTTAATCAGTAGCTGTTTAATAAGTATAATACACTAATTTGTTAACTAAAGTGACCTTATTAGGAATCAAACCTAAAACCTACAGGTTAGAAACCTGTTGCTCTATTCAGTTGAGCTATAAGGTCATAAATACCCCCTAATAAGCTATTATAGCCTATTAGAGAGTATATGTTTATATTCAGCTTAAATTAACCGTTTAAAGCCATTGCAGCTTTAGTTTTAGCCTGGAAGGCTTTGATTTCTTCAGCATTATCATGAGCTATTAACTCATCTGTTAAAGTTAAATCGTCGGTATGAATTGTTTGTTGGTAAATAGTTTTACCATTTACTTTACAAACAGGTGCATTTTCATCAGAACCTGCACGTTTTTCTCTCCAACCTAATAAAGGTGAACCATCTTTTTGAGTTTCAGTAGTTTCTTTACGAATAATTTGACCACCAAATTCAGCACCTTCTGTTAACATTGAACTAGCTTTTTTATATCCTTCTTCAGAAATACTTATTAAAGCTGAAACTGGTTTAGGAGTTAAAATATTACCTTGTTTAACAACCTGAAGTTGCTCAACTCTAATAGTTCCCCAACGTTGACCATCTTTACTCAATTTAGCTGAACCATCAGGATTAGTATTTAATGTGAATACTTCATTTGTGTTAGGATTTTTTGTAATTTTTACTGTACTTTTCATAATTGTTGTTTTTAATTGTTTATTTATTGTTTATTTGTTTTTAATTAAAATTAATTGATAACTCTGCACAATACTATTTAATAGTTTTAAAGATATTAATGTGGTTTATTATTAATTTTAAATGTTTTAGTTTATAAATTTTTTACATATTGACCTAAAATTCCAACCTAACATAAAACATATTATGTAATAACATATAAGTGGTTGATAATGTTTTTCTAACATTACTAGTAATAACATTATAAAAATTATTATTATTAATATTATTGAGACTTTTAAATATTTCATGGTTAACTCTTATTTAAATATACATTAATAGTTTTATTTTTAATTTTATAAGTATTAATTTTAACTATTTGATTATTATATTTAGGATGTGATATAACCATATTATACACCCTATTAGGTTTAAAATACGTTATAAAACTATCTGTTATATAAGTAGGGTAAACATATAGAGATTTGTTATTTTTTGAAACAAATTTAACTTGTACAGAATCTGTTTCAGTTTTTTTATTATCTAAATATATGTTAAATGATATTTCAATATCATCATCTTTATTTTTTGTTTGTGATTTACTACTAAATACTAGTAGAATAACCATTATCATCATTATCTTCTTCATCATTTTTTTGTTTTATTGTATATGCTAATACGCCAAACAGGCATATTACAAATATTATTAATTTCATTTTTAATATTTTTATTTGTTTATAAATACTATATTACTATTAGGCATATTTAATGAATAGCTTAATATTTGAGCTTTTGCTTGTTCCTTAGCTTTAAGTAACTGATTAATTACATCAAAAGATTTACTTTTAAATAATTGTTTAAAATCTCTTAATTTATTTCTTTCTTCAGGTGATTTAACAAAAGATTCCTGCATTTCTTTATGATTTATTAAATTTGTTGTAAATTTAATATCATCTCTAAATTTAGAACCTGTATTAAACATAACATTATTGTTATTTATTAAACTTTTAATGTTAGAATTAATAATTTCGTATTCACGAGATTGTAAGAATTCTTTTAAAGGTACTTCTTGTTTTTTCATAATTGTTTTTTAAATGTTTTATTGTTAATAAAGGTTAACCTAAATACTATTACTAGTAACCACCATAAGGAGTTTTGATTTGTTTGTAATTCATAACTTTAAAAATTAGTATTTTATTATCTTTTTAATGATTTTAAATAGTCTAATAAACATTCTATTTTAAGCTTGTTTGAAGATTTACTCATATTTTTATATTTTATTTGTTAGTAATAAGTTAAACCCTAATTAAACTTATAATTAGGGTATTAAATAATTGTCCTTAACACACACTAAATTAAGTAATACAATTATTTTAATGTGCTCTCGATAGGTCTCGAACCTATAACCTTCAGATTATGAGTCTGACTCTCTAACCAATTGAGATACAAGAGCTTTACCTGTTAAACAATATTTTTAAAGATTATTTTCAATCCATTGTTCTAAAAATTTTTGTCCAAAATAATCAGCACCATCTGTTTCTAATTTTTGAATAAGATTGATAACTTCTTCTCTATTCCAATTATCTTTAATTTTTCTAATTGTAATAGTATTATCTTTAGGATTTACTTTAAGTGTAAAATCTATTAATAATTTACCATTACCAAATATTTGGTTATTATATTCTACTAATACATCTATCAATCCATCCAGAACCCGTAATATTCATACCACCTATTATAACACCATTATTAGTAATAAATGATTTCATATGTAATTCTTGTACTATTCTATAGTTATTTGTAATAGATTTAAGTCTATCTACATTTTGATATTTAACAGTATTATTAATAATACAATGTGGACAATTTGGAATACATTGAGATGTACTAATACCTATAATAATCCTATGAGGTATTTTAGATGTTGCTTGTAATATATCAAAAACACTATCATTTAATGCTTCTGTATAATTAAGGTTGAATGATGATATTAAACAATATTCGGCTCCTTTTAATAGTTGTAATGCTTCATCACACCATTCATTAAATGATTTAATTAATTTCATAATTTTTAATTTAAAGCCATATATTATATGGGTTAGATAACAAATTGATGTTATGTTAGATAATAGGTAAATGTTATGTGATTGGTTTGGCATCATAATCAACCTTCAAATCATCAATAAAATCAACTAATTGATTAAATTAATCATCTGAAATCATTGATATGACTACAATCTTAACAATAACTCCTGATTTATCAAGTCTTACAGACCTAATAAACCAAGAATCATCATTAAATCACCACTTGTGATAGTGTACTCTCAATGAGATTTGAACTCATACTCATAAGAACAGGATTTTAAGTCCTGCGTGTCTACCAGTTTCACCATGAGAGCATGTAATATTACTAATTCTTTGAATTACAAGCATTTATGCTCAGTAATGAAGTTACTTGTAACAATACTTACTAGTAATATGTAGACTAATAGTATTAATATTACTAACCAAGAATATAATGATAATAATATATCATCTTTATCTTTAAACGTTAATATTCTAATAAAGTGTTTCATATGATTTATTGTTAAAAGGTTAAAGTAAGTAGACCATACTACTATGATCAGTGTATAATCTACTTATAATCATTGTTTATAAGTTATATAATCATCAATTCTAGCTAGACATTATGAGTAATAACTTAATACTTCTAATGCACTAGAAGTCAATGAATGAGATGTGGGTACAACAGCCTAACTTATTGCACGTAATAATTAGCTCCTTGTTTATTAGTTTAAACCCACAGTATTATTAGTTTGATACAGCACTTCTAAATTGAGCTTGTAATGCTAAATTATATGTACAAACTTGTATTAAATCATTATAACATGCTTTAATTTCAACATAGAATGTAGCATATTGTGAATTAGAGTTATAGTTTAATTCATTCATAATTAATTAGTATTTAAATACTACTCCTATATTTCAAGGAGTAGTATTATTGTTAATATCTCTGTAACCATTCCACTTAATAGCTAATTCATTATATTTATCAACAGCTTCTTGATAATTAGTTGTTTTAAAACATACATAATCTACCCAACCACTTTCAAATGCTTCAACAGTATATTCAACTTTAACACTATTATCTTTGGTATTTACAACACAACTTGTTGTAAAATATACATTTGATGAGTTTCCCTTAGACGATTTAATATAAGCAAGACCAGAAAGATTAACTGCATATATTTTATCTTCTAGTTTTAATAAGTTATTTTTTTCCATAATTAATTAGTTAAATAGATTAATTAAATTGATTATATATAACATGTAGTAAGGCATTATGCTAACGCATAACACCAACTACATGTAACTCTTATAGAGCTATTGTATCAACAGTACTATAGTTATTCATAGTGGCAACAGCTACTTCACCACTATCAGTTGGTACAAGTAAAACATTCATTTCACTTAGTTTACCACCTTGTGATTTCTTACCTACAGGTAGGGTAAATGTTGTATCATCAGCCTTCTTAGCTGAAACAAAGTCACCATTTGGGCCATTAACAAGGCTAGCTGTTACAGCTCCTTGAGATTTAAGGTAATCTACTAATTTACCTGCTGGTACGCCAAGATTTGTGTTAAGATTGTTCATAAGATGTAGTTTTAAGTTGTTTTTAAGTTATAGATTTGACTTTTAGTTCAAAGTTAAGAGGGGGTGATTGATGTGGGGTAGGTTAAGAATTTATATACACTAAATTTTAAAAATTAAAAAAAAAATAAAAAAATTTTAAAAAATTATAAAATAAATTTGGTAGATTGAAATATAATACTTAATTTTGTACTTATGGGAGAAACAATGAAAGATTTTACAGACTTATTAAAATCATTAGAAAAAAATAAACCCAGTAATGAATATGTAATGATTACTGGTCAACAAGGATATGAAAATTTTAATTTTGGTATGATGGGTATTGATGTCCACATATCAGTAAATAATAAAAGATACCAATTTGGTAGAGTTAGACACTTGTGGGTATTTAATTTATATGAGAAACATGGTCCTTATAAAATAACATTGAATTGTAAAACTAAGAAGTTTAAGGCTTATTATGGAACTACACTATTAGGAGAAACCTATAGTGCTGAATCAGCTTTTAAATTACATATTAAAAAACATAAAGATGGTATATAAAGTATTTACAAACATACACCCTAAACTAGATGGTTTTCAAACTAGTTATTCTGTAATAGATTATTATGAATCAGATAGAGTAAGTGGTGGACCAACAGTAGCTATATTTTATAATGAACTTATGGCTAAAGAATATACAGAATTTAAGAATAAACAAAAAGAAAAAATGATTAAATAATGAAAGAATTAAAATATGAATATTTATTACATCAATGGGGTGGATTTTGGAATCCTTTAAATTTAGAAATTCATAAAGAACCTAATGTTGAATATAAATGGTTTAATACAAAAGAAAAAAGACAAATTGAAATTAATAGATTAGAAGAAATTAGAAGTAAATTAGGGACTTGGGATGCTTGTATAGTAACATCGTTAGAAGAAGGATATTTAACTAGGTATAAATTTATTATAAAATCTTTAATAATTTATAAAGGACAGATTAGAGAAATTGTAAATGATTTAGGTTATGGATTTGCTAGTTCACCAGAAAAGTTAGATATATTACTTAATAATTTTGATTATATGAAAGAGTATAAATGGGATATAGATATTTATAATCAACTAGAAGATTTAAAAGATAGCGATTTAGAAGTTAAAAGATTAATAACAACAGTAGATTTTGTATACGAATAAAGAAGATAAATCATTTGATATAAACCTAATTATAAACCCTATAAGAAATGGTTATATTATAGACGATATATACTATGAAAATATAGGAGAATGTCTTAAAAAGGCTATAAATGAGTTAAATGATATGAATATTAAGAATAAGTTTAATTTAAAATTAACAATAAATGAATAAAGAGGAGATAATATCAGCTTTTGCTTATTTTACAGGTAAAGAAATAGAAAGAATTATTAATGAAACAACAGATAATCTTAAAGAAACAAATATGTACTTAGAAGCTAAACTATTAGATTTTTTATCAAAAATAGATAAATTTGAAATTGGTAATGCTTATAAAGAATATGTTAAAAACGCTTATATGAGCCATTTTAATATTACTTCAGATAAACTTAAAAATATATAAAACAACAATAAATGAGAACAATTAGTCAGAATTTCAATGATTCACAAATAAGAGGAGTGTTAGAAATTGACGGTAAAAGAGTATTATACCTTAAAACAGGTGTTAAGAAGAAGTATTATAATGATGATTTAGGTGATGGTGAACACTTTAAACAACTTAATCAGGAAATGATTAATTATGAAAAAGCTGAACATTTTAAAAAAATAATCATGGGTGAGGATGATTTTAGTAATGAATAAAGAAGATAATAAATACTATACTCCTTCAATAGAAGAATTTTATGTGGGATTTGAGTATGAAAAATTTGATAATAGAGAGGCCTCATATTCAAATTTTCCAAAAGAGTTTATCAGAACTAATTGGCACAGATTTAAATATGATTTAAAGTCTATTAGATTATCACAATTAGGAACTCACTTATTTGAAAAAACAATTAGAGTCAAATACTTAGACCAAGAAGATATTGAGAGTTTGGGATGGGTTGATGGTGAAACAAGAGGATTAAGTGGGTTTTTTATTAATCCTAATACAGATGATGAATTTCAAATGTATCTTCATGATAATTTAGGTGATGGATATTGGTATATTGAAATATATGACTATAAAGCTGACTTTATATTTAGAGGAAATATTAAAAACAAATCTGAGCTTTCTAAACTCATGAAACAATTAAATATTATTTAAAATAAATTAGGATAATTGAAAAAAAACATTATATTAATAATAGGACTAGTTCATCTCTGAAGGCTAAAAGTAATTAAGAGATAAGACATAGGGTTAAATAAGCAAATAGCTGAAAGTTGTCCCCTGTATCCTAAAAACAGACCTTAAATTAAGGAAAAATAGATAGCTGAGTCATTAGGTAAGAAGTATCCTTCTGAAATAACAGAATAAAGCACTCAGATGGTTGTTTAAATACAATTAGGGCTAAATACTAATCTATAATAACTTATAAGGTTAAAATCGGTTTAAAGTAATTTAAACTCAATTTAGAAGGGGATTTTTATGTCCTTTTTAAAAAGATAACATTTAGATATTATCTTTAATATTTGGAAAGATAACAAATAAATGTTATATTAATAATACAATAACAAATGATATTAGAAAAAGTAATAAGTAGAAAAGAATACTATAAAGATATATTAAATAAAATGGTATTCTTTAGTTTATCTACATTTGAAGTAGATATAATTATTACTATGCTGAATAGTAATAGGTTAGAAGTAAATACTGATACTAGAGAACATATAAGAAAGGTTTTAGATAAAGATAAAGCAATAACTAATAACTATATTAAAAGACTAAGAAATAAAGGTGTTTTATTAGATGGTGATAAAACAGCAACTTATATATTAAACCCAACAGTATTACAGATAATTAATGATGGTTGGATAACTTATAATTATATTATACATGATGATAACTAATTATAGGATTGAAAATATAACAAATTTTGAAGATTTCTTAAATTGTTTATTTAATGGTTTAAAATATTATGAATCTAATAATAAGGACTTTAAGTTTAAAATAACATATAGTGGTAATAATATTGAACTAAAAATACTAAAACTAAATGAATCCGTTAATTGAAGAAATATTATCAGATATGAAAGCAGCTCATAATATTACTAAATATGAACTAGAAAGAATAATAGATACTCAGTTTAAAGTATTAGCTTTACATATAGAGAATAGAGATTTAAGAGAAGTTCATATTAAAGGTATTGGTAAGTTTAAACCTACAACATTCCTAAAAGCTATGCAAGAAGGTAGGGTTATTTTTAGAAATGGTCAACAAAGTAAAAAGATGATATAATGAACAAGTATATTAGAAAGTTAAGAGAAATAAAAGATGGTTGGTTAAATCACTGGTTTGATAATAAAAATGTTAAAGAACTAGCTGATAAAAGAGCTGAAATATGTGCAGATTGTCCTTTAAATGTTAATAATATATGTTCAAGGAATAAACAAGGAATAGTTAAAGAAACATTTGTTTATAACGAACAGTTAAGGGTTAAAGGTAGTATACAATCAGGTTGTGGATGTCCACTTAGTCAAAAAACAAAATCACCAGATTCTAAATGTCCGATAAATGCTTGGATAGATTAATAATAGTATGAGGAAAATGGAGCTTGAAATTATAAGTAATATAGTTACAGATAGTATTAAACCTGTAATACTAGTTAAGAATGGTAAGATTAAGAAATTATTTGATTTAGATGAAATAGGTTTAGAGCAGTATATTAATCCTAAGACAGGTAAAGCTGTTACTAAATACTCACAAGTAATATACAGAGAAGCATACTTAAAGATTAATAAACCTTACGAAGAACTTAAAACAATAATACTAAACAGGTCTATACCAATATTAGGATTTGCTTATAAGTCTAAAAGATATAAATAATGGAATTTACAATACCTAAACAATTTAATCTAATATCAAGAACTTACAAAGTAATACAATTACCTAAAGTAATTAATAATGGTGAAAGTGTTTTAGGACAATGTAAGTCTGATTTAGGAATATTAGAACTTAGAAAGAATTTAAAAAAAGAATTAAAAGAGCATACTTTTTTACATGAAACTACTCATGCAATATTAGAATCTTTAGGTTATAGAGAATTATCTGAAGATGAGAAGTTTGTAGATTCATTTAGTAATGCTTTATATCAAGTAATAAAAACAAGTAAATAAAGAAATAAAAGGATAAATGAAAAATGAAGTAAGAATTAAAATGAATTTTGGAGAAGCTATTGAATTTGCTAAAAAAGGTAAAAAAGTTGCTAGAGAAGGATGGAACGGAAGCGGGATGTTTGCATATATTGTACCAGCTAACGCTTATCCAGCAACTACACAAGTAATGAAAGATTATTTTAAAGGTGAATTAGTACCTTATCGTGCTTACTGGGCCTTAAAAACAGCACAAGGAGATATTGCAACTTGGACTCCTAGTGGGAGTGATACATTAGCTGAAGATTGGATGGAGGTAGCTTAATGAAATCAATAGGTAAAAGAATATTAATAGACCCTACACCAATAGAGAAGGTAACTAAATCAGGTATTATACTTCAACCTAAAAGTGAAGATAAACCTAGTAATGGTAAAGTAATATTAGTAGGTAATGAAGTTAAAGAGATTACTATAGGTGATATAGTACATTTTAATAAACATGTAGGTATTGAGATTGTATTAAATGAAGTTAAATATCTATCTGTAAAAGAAGATGAAGTTTATATAGTAGAATAATGAGTCATAGATATAGAAAAACAACTTATATAGAAGAAGGGGCATATGGTTCAGAAGATGTTAAAACTATTTATATGCACCAAAATAATAGTTGTGATGTAGTAACAATATATGATGAAGATTTTAATGTTATAATATCTTATGGAGATACTACAAGAAGAACATTAATGCAGGGAATTAGGGAAATGTTAACTGATAAACCTGAAGAAAATAAATTAATAGAATTTTGGATAAAAGAAGATAGAGATAAAAAAGATGGAAATAGATAATTCAAAATATTTAAGTGAGAAGAATATAATTGAAAAACATACAACAAATGGACAATTTAAACTTAGTTTGGCTTTATTGGAATTAGAAAGAATTAATAAAGAACAAGAGATTAGAATACAAGCTTTAGAAGAAGCTATGATGTTTTTTAGTAATTGGTATAATACAACACAACGACCTAATATATTAGTACCAGATAATTTAGATGAAAATGGTAATACTAAATTAATATTATAGAGGAAACCTAATAAGGTAGTGAACATAATCTATAAACTCTTTTAGCCTTGAAGTGGAGTATAAAGACAATCAGGGAAACTAGTTTCCTAAGCATTGCTGGCGATGTACCTCACTTGTAATGAGGATATAGTAAGTTCGATTCTTACAGGGAACTCAAACAGAATAACACTCCATTACAGAGGGACTAGCAACTGTGGATAAATTAAAATTGCTGAAAAGATACTCTGTAGCAGGAATCTAAGCTAACTAAGTAGAAGCGTGTGCCTGAAGAGCATGAGGATGTGGTGCGTTACCACAAGATTCCACAAATACATTCAAGGTTAAGGTAACCAATTAGTCTCCAAAACTAAAGGATAAGGTTCGATTCCTTATGGGTGTGCAAATAAATAAAAATGGATAGAAGTATGTTAAATAAAGAATTTTTTGAAAAATATATATCAGCAGTTAATAATCTATTAAAAGATGGGGTAAGAAGTAAATGTTATAGCGGAGCTTCAATAAGAATAGAAGAAGATTATGAACCTGATAATAGTGAATTAGAATTTAGATTGATTTATAGTCAAGATAAAGAAAGAATGAACTCCTCTATTAAAATAGAACATTGTTTAATGAGGAAAAAATATAATACTTCATTAGAATATACTAGAGATATGTTTTATGAACATTTTTTAGAAGCTTGTTTTGAATTATTACATAGAATGATTGATTTTGAAAGTAAAGATTTAAAATCTTATTCAATTTCTACTTTAATTAAAGGAGGATTATAATTATGAGTAAACAAAAGGAAGTTAAAAGTAAAAATAAAGAAGCTAATAAAACAGTAAGTCAAGAGCTATTAGATTCTGTAAGAGAATCACTATTTAAGCTTAAGGATTATTTAAATAATATTGATTTTACTAAAGATGATGGTGAAGATGATTCTAAGAAAGCTCTTAGTATTATAACAATTATTGAAAAAATGGGTAAAGGGATTGAAACCTTAGCTATTTTAGAAAAGAAAGTTGCATTAGATGAACAAGATAAATCTAAAATAAGAGGTAATGTTAAATTATCTTTATTAGAAGGTGGTGAGCTTTAATGAGAAATGATAATAAATATATACCTCATGTAGAATCTTTTAGTAATACTAAAGAATTTACTTACTTAGCAGATTATTTTACTAAGAATGGTTATTATTGTAATATACCTGAAGAGAAAGAAGAATATAAAGAATTTTGGAAAGATGTTAAAGCCAAATGTATGTTTGGTATGGAGAACTCTGTTGGTCAAAAAATTACAGGGGATAATTTCTTCTATTTAAACTTCTGTCCAATATTATCACAATCTGAAGATGAGGAAACTAAAAGAAAAAAGAAATCTTTTAACTTTCCAAGATTTGTAGATTTAGATTATGAATATTTTTGGATGATTGATTATTGTAAACTTAATGAAAAAGGTTTAGAGGCTGTTAAGGGTAGGCGTCAAGGATGGTCTTATAAAGGAGCTGCTATAGTTACTAAAGAATACACTTTCTTAAAAGAAAGTAGAAGTATTATAGGCGCATTTCTTAGTACTTATTCACAAGGTACTATGAATATGGTCATAGGTTATTTAAATCATATATCAAGTTATACTCCATTTGGTCATATAAGAAATCCAGATTTAAAAGATTACTTTATGTCACAACATCAGAAAGATATTGGTGGTGTTAAAGTATGGTCTGGTTATAAATCAAGCGTAGAAGTTTTCACATTTAAGGACCGACCTGCTGTTGCGGCAGGAAAAAGTGCTAGTATAATTCTTTTAGATGAAGCTGGTTTATTTCCTAATATAACTGAGTCTTGGGGATTTACAGAACCTTTAATTAAAGATGGTAGTTCTTTTACAGGAGTTGCTATAATATATGGTTCTGCTGGAGATATGGATTCTGGTAGTAAATATTTTTATGAGATGTTTACTAATCCTAGAAAATATAATATGTTAGAGTTTCAAGACCCAGAAGACCCTACTAAAATAATAGGATTCTTTAGTTCATCTACTAAGGGTAGGTGGGGTGTTTGTAAAGACCCTAATTCTAAATGGTACCAACAACCAATGGTTGATGATAATGGTAACTCTAATGAAGAAGCTGCTTATGATGATATTATATATTACAGAGAGCAAGCTAAGGGTGGTTTAGATTCAAGAGCTTTTCATTTAGCAGTTACTCAATTTCCTACAACATGGAAAGAAGCTTTTTTAAGGAATAAAGGAGCTGTTTTTGCATCACATGAAATGTTAGAATGGTTAAGTACTTTAGAAACTACTTCTTATTTAAGAGATGATAAGAAAAAAGTAGAATTATATTTTGACCATGATAATAAGATAAAAGCTAAATTAAATCCTGACTTACAAGATATAACTAACTATCCATTAGGTAGTGATGAATCTAAAAAAGGTTGTATTACTGTTTGGGAAGACCCTATAGAAAATCCTCCTTATGGATTATATATATTAGGTATTGACCCATTTGACCAAGATAAAGCTGAATCAAGTGATTCATTAGGTTCTTGTGTAGTATATAAAAGATTTTTACATAATGGTACTAGTTATGATACTATAGTTGCTGAATATACAGGTAGACCAGATAAGGCAGATGAATTCTATGAAACATGTAGAAGATTATGTGTTTATTATAATGGTAAAGCCTTATATGAAAATCAACTTAAAGGTTTAAAAGCTTATTTTGAAATGAAGAATAGCTTACATTATTTATGTGAACAACCTCAGATAATTAAAGATATTGTTAAAGATTCTAAAGTTAATAGAGGTTATGGTATTCATATGAATAGAGGTACTGGTAGTGCTACAGGTATTAAAGACCAATGTGAAATATATGTTCATCAGTGGTTATATGAAGAAAGAACAGGACCAGATGATACTAAGATATTAAACTTACATACTATAAAGTCAATAGGTTTATTAAAAGAATTAATAGCTTACGATAGGGAATGTAATACAGATAGAGTGGTTGCTTTCATGTTATGTATATTACAAGCTAAAGAAATGCATAAACTACAATTATTAGAATTACAACCTAAAACAATGTTAGAGTCAGAGTCTTTTTTTTCTAAAAGACTTTTTCAAAAAAACACTTATAATAAAATTAAATATTAACAATTAAAATATATACAAATTGTCGTTACCAGTTCAAAAAATACCCTTCAGTAAAAAAACTGAAGATTGGAAAAGAGATACAATTAATTACTATGAGAGATTATCTTATAGTTCGGTAGCTTCTAATAGAACTACTAATTACAATAAAAAGATAAATTATGATTTACATAATGGTAGGTTTAATAAAGCTGACTTAGAATACGTCTGTAATCCTTTAGGGTTAAACGATAATGAATTTCCAGCAACCTTACAACATTATGATATTATATCACCACCTTTAAATCTTTTAATAGGTGAAGAAACTAAAAGAAATGATAACTGTATTGTTATATCACAAAGTACTAATGATATAAACAGAAAACAAACTAATCTTAAAAATAAGATTGTACAATTATTACAACAAAAATTACAGGCTGAGATAGACCCTAGTACTATAGATCCTAATAACCCATTACCTACCCCTGAACAAATAATTAAGTATGAAAAACATAACATATCAGATTTAATTGAATCTCAAGCTAATAAAATATTAAAACACTTAAAGAAATCATTAAATACTAAAGAAGTATTTAAGAAAGGTTGGAAAGATGCTTTAGTTGCTGGTGAAGAAATATACTGGACAGGTGTTAGTAATAATGAAGTTAACTTTAGAAGATGTAATCCTTTAAATGTTACAGTAGTATTAGATGGTGATACTGATTATATAGATGATGCTATAGCTGTAATAGAAGTTAGAATGTTAGCTCCTTCAAGCATACTTGATGAATTTGGTAAAGATTTAAAATCTAGTCAGGTAAGTGAAATAGAAGCAATATCTAAAAGATTTACTTCTGGTTATAATCTTGTAAATAACAATCCTGCTTTCAGTTTAGATAAAACAGGTGGGGTAGTTGACACAGGTTTGTCTAATTTTTCAACAATTAACACAACTGCTGGTTCTTTTAATTCAGAATTAATAAGAGTTGTTAGAGTTGAGTGGAAATCTTTTAAGAAATTATATCACTTAACATATACAGATGATGATGGACTACCTGTTGAAAAAATAGTAGATGAATCTTTTAAATTAAGTATTTTTAAAGATGTTTTTACAGATGCTACTGTTGAAGAGTTTTGGATTAATGAATCTTGGGAAGGTATTAAAATAGGTGAACGTATATTTGTTAATGTACAACCTAAACAAAACCAGAGAAGAAGAATGGATAATCCTTACTATTGTAAGTTAGGTTATGTAGGTTTAATATATAATGCTACTAATAGTGTTAGTGTATCTTTAATAGACAGAATAAAACCTTACCAATATTTATATAATATTATAGCTTATAGGTTAGAATTAGCATTTGCTAGTGATCAAGGTAAAATAATGCTTATGGACTTAGCACAAATACCTAGAAGTGAAGGTATGGACGTTGAAAAATGGATGTATTACTTAAAAGCTATGAAGATTGCTTTTATTAATAGTCATGAAGAGGGTAAGAAAGGTTCTATGACAGGTAAGACTTCAAACTTTAATCAGTTTCAATCAATTGACTTATCTTTAGCTAATCAAATACAACAGTATATTGATACGTTAAATTATATTAAAACACAAGTAGCATTTATTAGTGGTGTTAGTCCTCAAAGATTAGGAGCTATTGATAATAAAGAATTAGTTGGTAATGTTGAACGTAGTGTACAACAATCAGCTTTAATTACAGAATATTTATTTGATTCACATGATGAAGTTAAAAGAAGGGTTTATACAGCTTTAATAGAATGTGCTAAAATAGCTTTTAGAGATGGGGCTAAAGTACAATATGTTCTTGATGATATGGGTATTGAACTGCTTGAAATTGAAGAGTTGGAATTAGAAAACTCTGAATTTAATGTATTTATATCTAATAGTTCAAAAGACTTAATGGTTGTTGAAACTTTAAAACAATTATCTCAAGCGGCATTAAATAGTGATAAAGCTGATTTAAGTACTATCATAGACACTATTATCAATGATAACCCTTCTGATATCATTAGAATATTACAACGTGGTGAGAAGTCTAAATATGAACGTGATAAGGCTATGCAAGAACAACAATTAGTTTCACAAGAAAAACAAATTAAAATGCAGGTTGAAGATAAACAAGCTGATAGGGATTTGAAGCAATATGAAATTGATAGTAATAATGAAACTAAGATAATGGTTGCTGAAATTGGTGTATATTCAAGACAAGAGAATTTAGACCGAGATGGTGATGGTATTCCTGACCCTGTAGAATTAGCTAAGTTATCATTAGAAGAAAGAGATTTGGATTCTAAATATTTTAGTGAAAAATCAAAATTAATACATGATAAAGATAAGCATGATAAAGAAATATCTTTAAAGGATAAAGAACTTAAAATGAAAGCTGATATTGAGAATAAAAAGATTGAAGCTATTAGGGTTCAAAACAAATCTCAAGAGTTAATGCAAGAAAAAGACCATAAACTTAAAGAAAAAGAATTAATTTTTAAAGAACGTATTGAAAAGTTAAAATTACAAGCAGCTAAGGCTAAAGCAGCTAAAGCCTCTAAAAGTAAGAAGTAACTGAATAGAAAATAAGTTTCTGAATAATACACAAAAAATTAAAAGCTATAAGATTTAAAACCTATAAACATAAAACAACATAAATAAATTTGCAAAATAAATAATAAACAGTATATTAATAGTATAACAACATGGCTAAAAGTAAAAAAGAAGAGAATTTAGACCCTTTTGCAGGGTTTAGACCAATCAAAGGTGAATTTGTAGTAAATAAATCAGAGGACGATGATTTTGAAGAAGGTGATAAAAACCTAATCAAAGATGAAGAAGATTCTGATGAGAAGAAAAGAATGTTAGAAGCTGATAAGCTTTTAGAAAAACAAGCTAATAAAATAGCTAAAAAAACTAAAGATGAATCAGAAAAAGAAGATGAGGAAGAAGATGAAAATGATGATTCAAAAGAATCTTCTGGCATAAGAGAGTTTACTAAAGTGTTACATAATAAAGGAGTTATTGACTTTGATGATACAGATGAAGAATTTGAAGAATCTGAGGAAGGTATTGAGAAATTAGTTTCTAAAACTGTTGAAAATAGAATTAATAAATGGGTTTCAGCTTTACCTGATGAATACAGTAAGTTTCTTGACTTTGTACAAAATGGTGGTAACCCTAAAGATTTCTTAAATATATATTATGGTAATCACTCTTGGGAAAACTTTAATATAGACAATGAAAATAAACAAGTATTAGCTGTTGAAGAATCTTTAAGATTAGCTGGTGAAACAGATGAAGATATTCAAGATATAGTTACTGAATGGAAAGATAATGGTACTTTAGAAAAAAGAGCTAAATCAGCACTTACTAAATTACAAAAATATGAAGTAACTCAAAAAACAGAAATAGTTAATTCTCAAAAAGAATTAAAAGATAAAAAGATTAAACAGGAAAAAGAAGAATTTGAGAATTTTAAAAATAACTTCTTTAAAAAAGAAGAAATAAAAGGTTTTAAATTGACCCCTAAGATTAAAGAAACTGTTTGGAATCATTTAACTGTTGTAGATAAAAAGACTGGTAAAACAGCTTATCAAGAAGCTTTAGAAAAAGATGAAGAAGCTTCATTATTATTTGCTTTACAATCAGCTATGGGTTTTAATATGGAAAAATTAGAAAAACAGGTTGAAACAAAAATAAGTAAAAAGTTTGGTGATATGCTTAAAAATTATAGTAAATCATCAAAAGAGAAAATATCAAGTGGAGTAACTGAAGAAAAAGATGAAGATAGTCCATTTGCAGGTTTCAAAAAAATAATAACTAAATAATAAATTTATAAACTTAAAATAAAAAATTAAAAATGCAATTAGAATTAGCAATAAGTCAAGGTAATTGGCATACAGGTCTTACCGAAGCAACACATTTAGCAAATTTCTTTTTAACTGAACCAGCAATGGCTTCTGAAGTAATTGTACGTGTATATAACAAAATGAATGGTTATAAAAACGCACTATCCTTCTTAACATCTGGTACAGGTAGAACTAAAGGATTAGATAACATTGTTTATCGTTGGCCATTAATGGGCGATAGTCAAAAAGCTGTACCTATATCAATAGCTCAATCAACATATAATGATGGTGGTTCTACTCCTGGTATTTCACAAACAAGTTTTAGGGTAGGTTTACCTGAGAAATGGTTTAGCTTAGGTGACGTTTTAGTACCTGATGATACTCAGTATTCATTAAGGGTTATGGATGAACCATATCAAGATGGTAATGATTTTGTATATACTTTACAGTTAGTTACAAAAGACCCTACTTTATATGTACCACAATCATTATTAGCTGTTGGTAAAGAATTATCAAAAGATTATAACATTGTTGAACATGACCATTCAAGAACATCTGGTGATACAACCTATGCTACACCATTTATGATGGAGAATTACATGACTACATTTAGAAAAATGTATTCTGTATCAGGGGCTGCTCAAGCTAAAGTTCTTAAAATTGGTATTATGAATCCTGAAGGTGAAGAAACTTCTTACACTTGGGTTAAGTATGCTGAGTGGGAATTCTGGGCACAATGGATGGATGAAATGGAGATTGCTTATATTTATGGTAAGGGTAACGTTAATAAAAATGGTATCACTAACATGAAAGGTGTTTCAGGAAATCCCATTTATTCAGGAGCAGGTCTTGAAGAACAAATTGCACCAGCTAATAAACGTAAGTATACAAATCTTACAGAACAAACTATTCGTGATTTCATGGATGATTTGTCTTATAATGGCACCGAAGATGGACCTAGAGAATATGTAGCTCTTTGTGGACGTCAATTCATGAATTTGTTTGACCAAGCAATGAAACGTTCAGCTAGTAATTTTAACTTGATTGATACTAAATTTATTACTGGTTCAGGTCAGGAATTAACTTTAGGAGCTCAGTTTAAAACTTATGTTGGTTTGAATGGTGATAAGATTACATTAAAAGAATGTCCATTATATAACAATGTTGTTAGAAATAGACAATTACACCCTCAAACAGGTAAACCAGCAGAATCATATAAAGCTACTTTCTTGAACTTTAAGATGAACTCTAATGGTGAATCTAATGTAATGAAGGTATATCATAACGGTAGAGAAATGGCTTCAACTTATATTGAAGGATTATGTTCACCTTTTGGTATGAAGAAAAATGGTACTTCAAGTTCACCTGTAGATGGTTATGAATTCCATGTGTTAAGTGAATGTGGTATTATGATTAAAGACCCTACAGACGCAGGTCAAATGATTTTGGACGTTGAAAATATGTCTTAATAAAATATATTAAAAGGTTTTAAAGGGTGTACCTTAACACCCTTTATTTTAAAAACATAAGTATAAAAGTAAACAAAAAGATAAAAGTAAAATGGAAGTTGAACAACCTAAAGTAATTAAAATTAAAAGGAATCCTAAATCTGGATATTTTGGATTATATGCCTACCCTAAATCAACATATGTTATAACCTGTCAACTTAACAGTAAAGGTCATTATAACACTGGTTTAACTGAAAATGAGGAGAGGTATTATGAAGAAAAACTAGGTTTAAAAGCTGGAGAGTTATCTAAACATAGTAATTGGTGGAATGAAGTTTTTAATTCATCACCTCAATATACAATTAGATTAAATTCTACTAAAACAACAGAACTATTTTTAGACAATGTTACAAATGAGTTAAAGTATAAAGTTATTCTAGCTCATTCAGATGTTGCTAATTCAGAACTTGAAAGAAATAAACCTAATGTTATATTCTTCATTGATGATGAAGAAGCTAAAGCTAAAGCTGGTTTACAATCTCTAAACTTTGAATTAGAAGGTATGAAAAAAATACTATCATTAACTCCAGAAGAAGTTAAAGGAACTCTAAAAATGTTTAATAAGTTTAGTACTGAATTAATGACTACAGATGTTGCTCAACTACAATTAATGGAAGAAATGAAGAAAAATCCTAAACAGTTTTTTGACATTATTACAGATAAAGAACTTAAAACTAAAATCTTTATTTATGAATTACTAGAGAAAAAACTATTAACTAGAAAAGGTAATTCAATTAAATATGGTGATGATACTATAGCAAGTAGTATTAATGAAGGTGTTGAATATTTCAATGATATTAAAAATCAAACTGAAAGATTAACATTAGAAACTAAACTTAAAAAATTAAAAAAATAAAAATTAATAATCTTGACAATCTCTGATGTTCATACTAATTTTAAATTTAGGTTAGATAAATTGGATAGTTTAAATTATCCTAATTTTGAACCTGAAGAAATAGATTTAATAGCTAATCAAGCTCAAATTAGATTTATTAAACAAAGATATGGTATTAACAATAATAAAAGAACTTCTTTTGAAGAAGACCAAAAAAGAACTGAAGATTTAAAGAACATATTAAAAAATGAAACTTTAGCTATAATTAATAAAAGTACTGAAAATATAGATTATAATTCTGTATTTGCACAATTACCAGAAGATCATTTCTTTACAATAAATGAAAGAGCTATTATAGTATGTAATATTTGTAATGAACAAATAAAAATATCTAACAACTCTCCTGGAGAACCTTCAACATCAACTATAACTGATGGTATTAGAGTTGAAGTAAGACCTATACAACATTATGAATTAGATAAAATTATAACAGATCCTTTTAAGAATGCTGATTATACTAAAATACTAAGACTAATGTATAAAAATTATGCAGAATTAATATTACCTGATAATTGTATTTTAAATTATTTTACAATTAGATACATAAGTAAACCATTAACTGTTAGTTTACAAGATAATCAAACATTTCAATTATCTGAACATACACATGATGAAATTGTAGATTTAATGGTAGATATAGCATTAGAAGGTATAGAAGCAAAAAGACTAGGTACTTATCAAAAAATTATTAACACTAACGAATAATAAAAAATTTAAATAAATGAGCGTATTAGCAAAAATAAATCCTAAATATTTTTTAGGTACATTAATTACAAATGCTAGGATTTATTCTAGTAAAATAGATGAAATTATAACAAGGTTAAATTCAATTACAGATACCGAAGGTAAATTAACATTATCTACAGGTGTTGTTACTCAAATAACATCAATTACAACAGGTGTTACTTTAAATAAAGCTTCTGGTACAATTACAACTGTTAGCTCAACTTTAGCAGGTGGTACTGCTACAGCTTTCACTGTAACCAACAATTCTGTAAAATCTAATAGTGTTATATTAGCAACAATTACAGGTTATTCAGGAACTCTTTTAACTAATGGATATCCAATACTATTGAATGTAACTCCTAGTTCAGGAAGTTTTGTTCTGAATATAATGAATATTCATACATCAAATGCTTTAGCAGGAACATTAAAAATATCATTTACAATATTATCATAATTAATTAAATAAATTAAAAATAAAATTACAAACTTAAAAAACAAATGAATAATTTACACAAAGTTAGAAACATTTTTATTAGTGATGGTACAGCATTACCAGCTAATAACTCAGCGATTACTGCTTGTACAACAGGTAAAATTGGTATATATGGTTCAGATTGGACAGCTTTAGATCCTGCTGGTAATGATAACATTACTACTCAACCTTCAATTTTTATTGTTGAAAGTAAAACAGATAGTAATGGTGTATCATATACTAAAAAATCTACCAAGATTAATGGTAGTTCAGTAATTACCTATAAAGGTAGTTCTTATAAACCTTCTCAAAGAGAAGTATGGTCAATAGGTTATAATCGTAAATCAGCTTCTGGTAGTATTGAAGTTGCACCAGATGTAGATTATAATTTTATAATCAGATTTAAAAATGATAAAGGTTTGTATTCTGAAAGACCAGAAGCACCTAGTTTTCATTTTCAATCATCTCCTACAGCAACTCAATTAAGCATTGCTACACAAACAGCAAATACTATTAATAACAGCTCTTTTAAATCACAAATTACAGCTATTGTTGTAGGTAATGGAACAGGTGTTTATGGTGTAACTGGAGCAACTGATTATGGTGTTGAAATATGGTCTAAAGATGTAAATCAATTTCAAAATACAACTTATACACCTAATAAGGTTTATTTTTCAACACATGTAAATGATGCTAGTGGTTTTGGTACAAGTACAACCTGTACACAGATTCAAGCATTTTCTTATGGTAATGGTACTTATGATGAAGTTTATACTATAGAAAATTTTGAATTTGGAACAGAAGGTGTTGTAAATCGCAGATTATGGCCTATACCAGTATTGGATTATAGCTCAACTAGTAACTTTATACTTAGTGCTGCTATTGTTCCAACTGTTACTGGTACTTCAGGTGAAGATAGAGTAACATTTAGTGCATCAGTAGCTGCTATACTTAGAGAAGGTGAAAAAGTTGAATTAGGTGGTGTTAATTATGAAATTAAATATTTTGTAAGTTCAACAGTAGCTGTTTTAACATCAGTTTTAACAAGTGCTTTATCTACTGCTGCTGTTAAAGTTAGATATAAATACGACTTGGTTGTTATTGAATACAATGATTCAATTAATACACCAACAGGAGTATCTGTAATATCTAATAAATCAGTTATTTTAGCTTTTCCAGCTATTAATACTAATGGTGCTTATACAACACTATCTTCTACAGGAACAGATGTGAAAGCTATTCTTGATGCTTGGATGACAAGTACTCCTAGAGCTTTTGCTAATATATCAATATAATACTTTTATCCTTTTGTTATATACTCTAACTGTAATAGTAAAATATTACGGTTAGAGTTTTTAAATAATTAATATGGCTTTATCTCCTAAAATAAAAATATGTTTAGCTTCTGATTGTACCACTTTAACTTTTAGTGATATAACAGGGATATATAATTCTCAAACAACTGTAGGTGGTTATGGAACACCTAATCCTGAAATAAATGATTTTGTATCAGCTAATTTAAAGGTAATATCACCTTCAAATAATGAATATACAATAGACTTATTTGGTACAGGAGATTTTCCAACAACAAATAAAGATTTAAAATACACTATTAATTTAGAAGATTTAGAAAGAACTTCTATTGAAGATGGTTATTGGGAATTTATGTATACTTTGTTAGATGATAATAATAATACATTTACCTATAATATATCTTATTATTTTTATTGTAATTCAAAATGTTGTGCTGATAAAATGTTATCTAAAATAGATTTAACAGATAATCTATTTAAAAAAGAAAATAAAGAAAAAATGGATACTTATACACAAGTTAAAGTATTATTAGCATCTTTAATAAACTCAGCAGAATGTTTTAATGAAAATAACTTTAATAATATTAAAAAAGAAATAAACAAACTTTGTAAAAATATAAATTGTAATACTTGTAATTAATATACTAATGTGTGACTGTAACGATAATTTAAATTCAACAACAATATTTTCTGGTCCACAAGGTCCAGTTGGCCCACAAGGGCCTCAAGGTTCTGCTGGTACTAATGGTACTAATGGTACATCACCTTTAATAATAGGCTCTTCAACAACCCCTCAATTTCTAACTACTGGCTCTAAAAATTTTACATCTAATCTTTCTTTAACATATACTTTAGGTCAAAGAATAAGATTTTCATCTAATGATGGAAGTAAAGTTTTAGAAGGTCCTATAACAGCTATTTCAGGAAATTTAATAACAGTTAATATAGATTATACTAAAGGTTCTGGAACACATAATGATTGGACTATATCAATATGTGGAGAAGTTGGTCAAACAGGTAGTGCTGGAGCTACAGGAGCAACTGGCTCAACAGGATCTCCTGGACCTAATGGTATAAATGCTTATACAACAATAGTATCATCAACACCTCTGGGAGGTGATATTTATGAATTAGTTGTTGTTAGAACATCATGGATGGGTGTAGGTCAAATATTATATATAGAAAATTCTGGTTATTACAAGATTACAAGTATAGTTAGCGGTACAATTATTGAAGTTTTAGATTTACAATATACAGGTAATACTCCTATATTACAACCACCCTCAATTGTTTCACCAGGAGGTGTTAAAGGAGCTGATTCTTTTATGTACGAAACAACAGATGGTAACTTAATACCTGCTGAAGGTAATGGTGCATATTCTATATTAATAAGAAATAGTACTGATACAGGGTATGAATTTATAACAGCTGTTGATCTAAAAGCTTACTTAGCAACATTACCTTAATAATATATGAGTCTATTAACAAATATTGAAGATTTGTCTTTGAATATTCAAAGACTCAAATGTTGTTCTTCAAATAAAACTAATTTTTTAGTAACAAATAAACTATATAGTAATAAAAATTATAAAGACGTTTTTAATGATATTTTAATATTAAACGACACTATAGAATTATTACTTAAATATAATACAACAGAAAATAGTATTAATTGTCTAAGTAAAACAGAGTTCAATAAAATTTATAACAGAGCAATTACTTATTGTGAATTATGTAATTGTGAATAAAATATAATAAAATGTCAGACCAATCAAAATCATATTTACAAGAATTAATAAATTTAAATAAAAAAGTATTAGTAGCTTGTGCTTATCAAAAATTAACAGTTGATGGTACAGTTAAATCTTTAACAGTACCTAATGGTGTTAAATATGCAGAATTGAAACTTGAATCTTTAGATACAGGAATTGCTTCAAGACACCTTTTATTAGGTAGTTCAGGTACTCAACCAACAACAACAGATGGTATAGGTTTAAATTCTTTAGATGTTATAGATATAGTAGGTTATCAAAATCTTATTAATTTTAGGATTACAAGAGTACAATCAGGAATTACAATTTTACACGTACAATATTATAAATAATTATGGGTCAAAGTTTAATTAAGGAACCTCGTAGAATATGGAGCTTGGCTTCATCTGGGATAGACCCTTTATTAGATGAAAGAGTAACCTATCTTGAAGAAAATGAATATAAAATCACATATTTTACAGAAATTAACAATTCAACGGGAACAATTACAAAACCCACAAACTCAACAATTCTTGTTGACCAATTCTTCGGAGGGATTGATGCCTACGTTAGTACAATCCAAAACGGACAACCTGCGGGTATTTTTCCAAAAACAAGTGGTGGAGTTGATGTGGATGTCACCAGTTTTAATACGTTGGGGGATTTTGTGCTCACTGGTACTCCAAGTAGTTATCCTGTTGCTTTAATTTATATATTAAAAATACAAGCTAAAGATTATCAAAATTTAAATATTAATAATATTTTAGATTTAGAAAATATTAATATAAAATTAAAAAATACAGAAATTGGTTTTGGTAATGTTAATGAAAAAATAGTTAGTTCTCCTAATTTAACTTTTACTAACAATATTCTTTCAGTAGGAAATGTAATACAATTAACCAGCGCAGCACCTGACACGGCTATTGCCGGTAAGATTAATTTCTTTGGAGATAAATTCACTGGTGTAATAACTAGCGGAAATTCGCGTAAAGATTTTGTATTAGCCGACACACCGTTAACAAGTGGCAGAATTGTCTTTACGACCACAAACGGTAGAGCTATTGATTCTGGTAATTTAGCTTACAATGGCACAATATTATCAGTAGGACAGGGTGCCAGCGGAGCAATTTCCACATCAAGATATAGAATAGGACCAGCTAGTGAATCTTTTGCATTTTACAACACGGCGTCTCCATCTTTACCAAGTGGAGCTATAGCAGCCTTTGAGTTTGGATTTGCTGGAACGGCCACAGGAACAAGTAGTTTTTCTTCACGATTAAACGCAAGCACATCTATGTTTATAGAAGCTCACATGAATTCATCAATTGGTTATTTTAATTTTGTTAACGGCAAGGCAACGTTATCAGCAAGCACTTCTGGCAGAGCTTCGCTTAATGTCCCTATCGGTGTAGCTCCATCCTCACCTATAAATGGAGATGTGTGGTTCGATGGAACTGACTATAAGGCAAGGGTTAATGGGGTAACAAAAACATTCACTTTGGTATAACATGACAAAACAAGATTTAATAAACAGACTAGCTACTAAGGGAGAGATTGAAATCCACCCGCATCCTTTAATTCCAAACATTAAAAGATTGTTAGTTTTAGATAGGGGAATTGAAACGTTCCCAACGCAAAAGCAAATAGTTTTAAAATGGGATGTGTATTATTTAGATGAACATGGGAATAGGATAAACAACTCAATTGCATTGCAAAAATACGAGAGAAATTTAACCGCTACTGACGAAATAAAAATCAACAGCGAAATGAAGGTTTTAAACGTTGGGGACGAAGGTTATGAAAATGCAGATGGTCAATTCACTCATTTTAATAATTTAATTTTAAGCGGACAGAATTACTGGGGCTTAATTTTAGAAACTACTCTATTTCGTGCCTCTGAAATTGGTGGAAGTAAATTTGATTAATTATATATTATGGAAAATACAGAAAATAAAGAAGAATTAAAAAATATAATTGAAGATAATAATCTTGAAAAAGCTAAAAAACTTATAGAGCTTAGTAATAATTTAAAATTAGAAAATATAACTAATGAATATAATAACATTATGAAAGATTTTTTAAAAAAACATAATGTTACTTTAGAAATTAGTGGTAATTTTTTAAATAATAATATACAAATATTTCAATATTTCAAATTAAAAGATTAATGGTATGGGTAAATTTTTTGATTTAACTTTTAATACTAAAGAAGTTATATATATTATAGGAGCATTAACATCTTTTATTTATGGTATAAGTACAATAAATTCTGGTTTTAAAGACCATGAAAAAAGAATTATAAAACTTGAAAAAACTGATGAACAAATTATATCAAAAATTGATAATTATATAGTAAGTAATAATTTAGTAAATGGTAAAAATAGAGATAATTTTTTTAAATTTAATGCTATTTTACCTAAAGAAACCAGAATAGAAGTAGAATAATGAAAATAACTAAAATAGATAATAAAGGAATTGAACTAATTACTTCTTTTGAAGGATTTAGGTCTAAACCATATTTATGTCCAGCTAATGTTCCAACAATAGGTTATGGTACTACAAGATATCCTACTGGAATTAAAGTAAGTTTAAAAGATACTGCTATAACTAAAGAACAAGCGTTAATATTTTTAAAAAATGATATTAGCTTTTATGAAAAAGCTGTAGACTCATTATGTAATGATAATTTAACACAAAATCAATTTAATGCTTTAGTAAGTTTTACTTATAATTTAGGTGCAAATGCTTTAAAAACAAGTAGTTTATTAAAAAAAGTAAACACTAATCGTAATGACCCAACAATAAAAAATAACTTTTTACTTTGGGTATTTGGTGGTGATGGTACACGTAATTCTAAAGATGATGATGGTGATGGTTTAATTGATGAAATAGGTGAAAAATTAAAATTAGAAGGTTTAATTAGACGTAGAACAGCTGAAGCAAATTTATATTTTACATAATATGATAAATTTTTTAAATAAAAATACAAAAGCAACAATTGCTGGTTATATATTAGCTTTATATAATTCATTATTAGTATTAGATATTGATAAACTTGATTTTTCATTACCTAGTACTTATTTAAAAGTATTTGGAGCAATAGTTTTACCTATAGTTGGTGGTCATATAACTGAAATTAAAAATAATAATGAAATATAAAAATTATATTATTGCTGCATTATTAGTTGTTATATTAGTTTTATCAATAAAACAATGTAATACTCCTAAAATTGATTTAAATACTTCTGGAGACACTTTAATAAAACATACTGTTACTACTATTAGAGATACTACAACCATCTTTAAAATTAAAGAAAACACTGTTTTTGAACCTATTATAGTTTATAAGAATATAGATACTAATAAATATAAAATTATACCTAAATATAGAGTATATAATGATACTGTTAGAGATAGTAATGTTGTAATATACTTACATGATACAATATTAGGTTATCTAACTTCAAGAAATCTTAATTATAAATTATTAGTTCCTTTGAAAATATATGATAGTACTACTATTATAAGAAATAATAATATTAAATATCAAATTAATTTAGGATTAAATACTAATTTTAATGATATTACTCCTAGTTTAGGATTAATTATTAGAAATAATGGTTTTTACTTAGGTTATGATTTAATAAACAAAAGACCTAATTTAGGATATAAATACACAATATTTAATAAAAGATAACATTTTGTTGTTATGTTATATATTTTTATTATATTGAATAATACTATATATTAATGTTGGGTAGTTTAGCTACCCTTTTTTATTTAAATATGACAACAAAACAAATAATAGCTGATATAAGAAATATATCAACAAGTGGTTCTAATCCTATAGATTTTAAAATTGAAGATTCTCAAATATTATTTTGGGTTAATCAAATAAGAAGTAAATTAATATCTCAGGATTTACAGAAAAGAAAAGACATATCTGATATATGGTTACAACAAATAAATTGTTTACAATTATCAGATGTTGATAAATCAGAATGTTGTGAAATAACAACAAATTGCAAAATATTAAGAACTGTTAGAAAAATACCTAATACGATTGAATTTAATAATGATAATTTAATTATCAGGGTTGAAACACCAATAGGTGAGATTATATCTAAAACAACACCTTTTGAAAGTAAATATTCTGAATTTGATAGATTTTCAAGAAATAAACTGAGATGGTATTTTAAAAATAATTATATATACTTAATTGGTAACACATCAATTGAAAATATTAACATTACAGGTTTATTTGAAAATCCTAATGATTTAATAGCTTATACAGCATGTAATGGTTCAACATGTTTTAGTTATAATTCAGAGTATCCTTGTAGCTTAAAAATGGCTGAGGATATAACAAACATTATATTAAAAACAAAAGTTTATCCTTATCTTCAATATCCTGCTGATAATACTAATGATTCAAATAATGAATCTAAACAACCTTTAAAATAATATGGCTAAAGCTACTTTTACAAAACACGTTAGTTTAAAAGATTTTTATGCTTTTTATGAAAAGAAATGTATTGATAAAAATCTTAAACCAAGACCTTATAAGGAATATGCTAAATTATTAAGAGATTTTAATAATAGAGTTAGAGATAAAGTAATATACAACAGTGCTATATTTGCAATGCCTTATAGATTAGGTACTTTATATATTAGAAAATTTGAAGTGTCTTATACTGAAGAAAATAAAAAAACATGGTTAATAGATTTTAAAAAAACTAAAGAACAAGGTATTACAGTGTATTTTGGTTCACCTTATGGTTATAAGTGGCAATGGTATAAAAAAACATGTGTTGTAAAAGGTAAAAGATATTATACTTTTAAACCTTGTAGAAAAGCTTCAAGAATGATAGCTGATGCTATAAATAATAAAAAATTAGATTATTACAATCAATAATATAAAATACTAATATGATTTACAAATATGTTTCTTATAAATATGTTTTAAATAAACTATATAGAGATTTAAATTTAACTACTGAGATTAATGAATCTCATGTAATAAGTTGGATTTCTGAATGTTTAGATAAAATAGGTTCATATTATCAATATGAAGAAATTACAAAACAAATAGAATTAAGAGATGGTAAGGCTGAATTACCTATAAACTTTGATAAGTTAATATATGTTACATATAATAATAAACCTTTATCATGGTCTACAAGTAATAAATTACATTATGCTTCAGATAATTGCAAAGTACCAACATGTTGTACAGATAATTATTTTTATATTAATAATAGTTTTATTATAACAGATATAAAAAATAATGATTGTATTAGTTTAACATATTTAGGTATGGTATTAGATGATGATGGTTATCCTTTAATACCAGAATTAACTTCATTTTTAGAGGCTTGTTCTAAATATATAACTTATATGTTAGATTACAGAGAATGGAGAAAGGGTAATGTTCCTGATAAAGTTTTAGATAAATCTGAAGAAGAATATTTATGGTATATTACACAAGCTAAAGGTGATGCTAATTCTTTAAATATTCATCAAATGGAAAGACTTAAGAATATTTGGGTTAGATTATTACCTCAACATAATGAATTTAAAGATAATTTTAAAAATCTTGGTGAACAAGAAAGAAAATTTAGACATTAATGGATACAAATAATTTATTTATAGGTATGAATAGTGATATTTCTAAACATTTAGAAAATAACGATAAATACTTAAAAGCTTTAAATCTAAGACCTACTAGTAATTTAGGTTCAGGTAATGGTTCTTTAACAAATATTAAAGGTAATAATTGTGAAATTACGTTTCCTATTATAAGGGAAGTTTACAAATTTAAAATACTTAAAGTATATGATTCAAGTAATGTATTTCAAAAAGGTATAATAAATATAAATATTAATGGTCAAACAACTGCTGATATAAACATTTATGAAAATACAAAAACTTCAGATATAATTAGTTATATTAAAAAATTACCAAATTGTTATAATGGAATATATAGTGTTAATTATACTTTTACAACATCATTTAACAATGATTATATTTATATATATCAAAATCCTGAATATAAACTCTGTAATTCAATTAATTCAGCAAACCCTGTTATTTCAATAACAACTGTACAGGCTGGTTCAAAACTACAATATATAGATTCTACAGGTACTGTTTCAAATAGTAATGTTCCTTATATTACTAGTTATAGTTCTTCAAACCCTTTAGTTATAATAGGTTCTACATATATAAATAATAATATTTATATGTTAACTTGTCATGATAATAATAGTAATAAAACAGGTCAACTTTGGGAATTAACATATAATGAATTAATTAAGTCTAGTACACTTAAATTATTATATAATAATTATATAACTCTTAATAAAGATTTTCCAATACCACCAATAGCTTTTCAAGGTAGGTATGAAATACCCAGTATTCAAAGAATATATTGGTCAGATAATAATAATTATGTAAGATCTATTAATGTTAAGGATAATAATGTGTTTGCTATAGAACCTGATTTTTTAAATCTAAGAGCATCAATTAAGATGTCTATACCAACAATTTATCAAATACATGATGGTCAGGCTACAAATAATTTAATATGTTCTAATAGTTATCAATGTTCATATAGATTAATTAAAAACAATACAGAGATAACAAATTATTCTGTATGTTCAAATATGATTAATTTAATACCTCAACCTACTTCAAATTTTATATCACCACAACCTAATTTTTCATCTTTAGAAGGTGGTACAGCTTCTGTTAATAAAGCTATAGAATGGGAAATTAATGGTATTGATACTTCTTATGATACTATAGAGTTTTTTATTATAATTCAAGATTATAATACTCCTGGATTTTATACTGTTTTTAAATATCAAACATTAAGTATAAATGGTAAAGAAACATTAAGAACTAAATTTACAAATGATACAGATAATATGATAGAAATATCATTGTCTGAATTTTTAATTGAAAATATATCTTTTACTCACTGTGGTACTATTGAGCAAAAAGATAATAGACTTTTTTATGGTAATGTTAAAAATAGTTTATCTAACTATTTAGATACTTATGATGCAAGAGCTTTTAGATTTAATCTTAATAGTAATGAAATAAGAGTTAAAAAATTTGAATCAGATAATACATATAGTACATATGATGATTCTGATTACAACTTAATAAATATCAATGATGATAATATACCTTTATTAAATTTAGGTATGGATGTTTCAGATGATGTTTTATACAATAATAATTTTAAATATTTAAAAAACAGTAGTATAATTGGTGGTGAAGGTCCTAATATAAAATTTAAATTTGGTACAGTTTTGTTAAGAACAGATATGGTTCCAACATTACCTAATCAAGCTTCTTTAGGTGATTCTTCACAAGGTACTACCAGAGATAATAATTCTTCATCTCAAGTTTATAAAAATGGTTATAGAATGGCTGGTGGTAATTCACAAAACTTTTCACCTTTTAAAACTAACAACGCACCTTTTCAAAAATATTATGCTTCAGGTAATGATGTAGCTTTTAATACAATGGGCTTAGAGTATTTTGGAGCAGATTATAAAAGTTATCAACATAATGAAATATATAGATTTGCAATAGTATTTAAATCTAAAACAGGGAATAGTAGTTTTTCAAAATTTATAGCTGATATAAAATTTCCAAATTACAGTGATAGTTGTGATTCAACTATGAGAGGCTCTACAACTTTAGGTAATAAGTGTCCTGATTTTAGAAGTATGTTTTATGATAGTAGTGGCGCATATTCTGTTTTACCATATATAAACTTTGAGGTAAATATACCAGAAGAGTTTAGTAAACTAATATCAGGTTTTGAAATTGTTAGAGTTGAAAGAAAAATTCAAGATAGAACAGTTTGTGAACATGGTTTAATTAATCAGATAATGAATTTTAATGGTGATAATGGTTTTTTACCAATATCTCATTATTTGAGACCTAATGGTACAGATTCTATGAATCCTGTTAGTTCTACATTATCTGGAGGAGCAAATCCTAAAATGATAGCTTTTCATCCTTTTTCATATTTAGTTGATGAAACTAGTAATATAGATAAAGATGATAAATTAATAATTACTGAAAAATATATTAGAACTATAAATAATGCTGTTTGGCCTTTTTCTAGTTCTGGACCAGGAGGTTCTTTTGAATCTTATTATTATAATAATAAATATTATGATTTTAATGCTTTTATATATAATAATCCTAGTTTTTCATCAAGCTCTATTAAGAAAGTAAAAGCTTCAGATTATATACCTTTAGGTGGGACTAAAATTATTGATGGTTTAACAATAAATAATTTTGATAGAAATTTTTTAAATCAAACATATTCTTTAGGTTCTCCAAAGATAGCAATGGTTTTAGATAATACTAATACTATAATATGGTCAGATTATAATTCTGGTGGGAATAATGTAGCAGTTTCTGGTTCTTCAGATAGTAATTCAAAATTATTAGCTATTCATTTTAAACCTTCCAATTTAATATCTCAATATGGTGGTAGAACAGCTTTATCAAGAGATAATAGTGAATATATTAGTACAGGTTCATATTATAGAATAGATTTTGCTGGTTCAAAAAATATTAATGTTTTTGGTGGTGATATGTTTCATGGTATTTTAGATATACACAAAGCGTTAAAAAACTACTCAGGTTCTGGAAGACCATTACCTTCAGATGGTACAACACATTCTCAAGCTTGGTTTTTCCCAACACAATCTGTTTATAATATAGATTTAAGAAGTGGAAATAAAGTAAATTCAGATTTAAATATATCAGGATCTTCAGCAGATTTTTATGACCAATATTTTTATAATAAAGGTTATTCTATGAGTAATAGTTTATATAAATATTTACCTAAACCGTCAAATTTTAATGAAACAAATGAATTTGGTAATAGAATATATTGGTCTAATGTTAAAATAAATGGTGAACCAGATGATTCTTGGAGTATACTTCCTGCTAATAATTATTATGATTTAGATGGTAGTTATGGTTCAATAACAGGTTTGATAAATCTTAAAAATAACATGTATGCTATTCAGTCAAATGCTTTAGCAATGTTAATGATAAATCCTGTTTCTGTAATTACAGATGGTAATAATCAACCTTTAAATCTTGGTAGTTCAGGTACTTTAGATAAACATTTATATCACTCTGTTGATATAGGTACTAATCATAAATGGTCTATTAGTAAATCTAATGATGCTATAACATTTACAGATGTAATACGTAAAAAAATATACTTATTTAATGGCCAAACTATAGATTGTATAAGTGATAAAAGTGGTAATAGAGGTGTATTAAATAAATTATTACATGATTATATTTTAATTAATGATAATCCTATAATAGGTAAAGGCATATTAACAACTTATGATTACTTTAATAATGAATTTTTATATACTTTTTTAAATTTATCAGTTTTAGGTGAAGATTTTTTTCCTGAAAAATATACTTTAGTTTATTCAGATTTAATAAATAGTTTTTCAGGATTCTATAGTTTTACACCTTATATTTATATAAACAATCATTTTAAAATATTTTCTCCCAGAGACTATTCTAATGGGTTATCAACTAAACTATATTTACATGATGTTGGAGAATATGGTAAGTTTTATGATAATATAGAAAAAAGTTCTTTGAAATTTATAGTAAATAATAATCCAGTTAAAACAAAAATCTTTGATAATATAACTATAAATACTGAATCTATAAAAGATAATAGGACTTCTTATGATGATATTTTAGATAATATTACATATTCAGATAATGTTAATAATTTAAAAGATACTATAAACAGGATTAGGGTTTATAATGAATACCAAAATACTGATTTTGTAGAATTAAATTCAACAAATTTAAAGAAGGTTGAACAAGGTTGGAATGTGCAAATACCTAGAAATAAGGTAAATTTAGATTCAAATGCTATATCAACATATTCAATATTTAATCCTTCAGTATTAACAAAAACACTGTTTGGTGATAGAATTAGGGATAAATATATAATTATTGATTTAGAGTATGATAATATAAATAATAATAGATTTATAATAAATAATACTAATACAAAATTTAGAATTTCAGATAGATAACATCTATTTATTATCTAATAACAAAGATAATATTTGGATATTATTTTCTAAAACATTATATTAATAATAGTTACATTTAAACAATAATATGAAAAAAAATAAAATTAAACCTAAAATTAATAAATATCCTGAAGGTGGTTTTTTTAATGAAAATCCTACTGGACAATTTATAGGTAATATGGCTAAAACTTATGTGGATACCCCATTAAGTATGTTAGGTTTATCTAATGTAATTAAAGATGATGCTTACAAAGGTAATTCTTCTGATAAATTTATTAAATATGGTAATATAGCTGGTAAAGTAGGTCAAGCAGCTTTACCTTTTGCTTTACAAGCAGTGGGTGTACCAGCACCAGTAACTAAAGCTGGTTTAAGTGTTTTAGGTCAATTTAATCCTCAAAATTCACAGCCTCAAGAACAAGTTTATAAAAACCAAGGTATGATGTTTACTAATGGTGGTGTTAATATTACACCTAATGCTGAGGTTGAAAAACAAGAAAATAGTATATCACCAAATGGTGAGTTTACACAATATAATGGTCCTACTCATGAAGCAGGTGGTATTAAAACTAATTTAGAACAGGGTGAGATAATTTTTAGTGATAGGCTTAAACCTAAAGGTTCTACTAAAACATTTGCTGAACTTAATAAGAAATTTAATAGTTCTAAAGAAGATAAATTAATTGAAGATAAAAAATCAAATAACTTACAAAAAGTTACTGCTCAATTAATGAAAGAAGCTAAATTAAGACAATCTAAATCATTATTTGAAGAACAAGAAGCCTTAAAACAATCTAAAGTTGATAATTACGCTAAGAAATTAGGTATGTCAGGTAATTTTAAATATGGTGGTATTAACAAATATCCTGATGGTGGTGAAATGTTACCATCAATGTTTGAAGAAGACCCTAGTATAGGTTATAAAGAATTATTAGGTCAACAAGAATATCAGAATTTAATGGGTCAAGCTGGTCAAACATCTCACTGGGATGTTCAAGGTCAAGGTGAGAATCCTTATTATAATTCTGGTAATTCTGGTATTAATCCTGCTTATGGTCAAATAGCTAAACAATTAGGTTTAGGTTTGGCTCAAAATGCAGGTAATATATATGATTTAAAAAGGTCTATGAATGTTGATAAAGAAACTTATAATAGAGTAACTCCTGAACTATTAGATTCTTCAGCAGCTTTAAGATATAACGATATGCAGGGTAGATTAGCTTCTGAAAATATAAAGAATGCTTCTGTTGGTAATAGTTCTACATATTTACAAAATAGAAAAGACTTAGCAATTAATCAAATGATGGCTAATTCTAATATTAGACAGCAGTATCAAAATCAAAATGCTAATATTTCTAATCAAGCTAAATATTATAATGCTGGAGCAGGTGATAGGGAAACTATTGCTAATATGCAAAATCAAGCTCAAGCTAGGAATTTAAAAGGTGCTGCTATAAGTAATATAGGTCAGAATATAATGGGTCAAACAAGAGATTATAATGCTCAGAAATCAAATGATACTTATAATAAACAAATGTCTGATAGAGATAAACAGTATTTACAAACTATAGCTTCAAGGTATCCTGAGATAATGAAAGACCCTGAATTAGCAAAATTATACAAATAATATATACAACATAATAAAATAATTATTAACTTTGTAAAGCTTTTATCATAATAGTTAAAAGCTTTTATTTTTTAAACTAAAAGATGAATCGTTTTGACGAAAATACTAATCAACAATATGTAAGTACTTACGTACCTCAAAAATACGTAGGTATGCCATTAGAAGCTTTAACCAATCTAGCTAAAAATTATTCTGATAAATATAAACAGGGTGTTTCTGATATTGATAAAGCTCAGGATGAATTCTTAAAAATTAATGCTGTTGATAAACATCAAGGATATAAGAAACAATTAATTGAATCTTATAAACCAAGAGTTGAGAAACTAGCTGAAGAATTTATTAAAAATCCAACAGATTATAATACTAAATTAAAACTTGATAATCTTGTTAGAGAATTTAAATATGACCCTACAAGACAAGAACTTGAAAATTCATATAGTAATTATCAGGAATATCAGAAAGATAAGATTAAAAAGGGTGATAAGTACGGTGAGTGGTATGACAATTACTTAGGCTTTAAAGGTGAAGGTAAAGAAGGTCCTAATGCTTATAGGTATACAGGTATGGGTGAAATTCAAAATCATTCTGAAGAAGCTAGAAAACAAATGGATAAAGTTGGTTCATTTGCTAATGAATATGATACTTTTAAATTAGACCAATCAGGTAACATAATTGGTGTTAAAGGTGGTAAAGAGGAAATAGCTTCTAATAGAATTAGACAATTAGCTCAGGATAAATCACAATCTTTCTTAGCTACTAAAGAAGGTCAGGATTTTGCTAAAATGGTTAGTTATTATAATCCTAAAATGAATGAAGAACAATTATTAAAAGCTTCGGAAGATTATTTATATAATGCTGGACAGAATCAAATTATGAGTAAAGTTAAATCTGGTAAAGATTTTAAATATGCTCCTAAAGATGTTAGAAAACCTGAAACAGAAGATAACATGCCAGGATTAGGTCAAGCACAACCAGGGTCTGCTGTTTATAATCTAACAGATGAATTACCAGAATCTATTAAAAGTGCTATTACTACTAAAGATGGTAAAGTTAATATTGATTTTACTAAATTAGGTGGTGGTATTAAAATTGAAGGAGCTTCTGGTTCACCATATACTATGGGTACTGCTGGAAACATGAGTGCTTCTAAATCTAGTAATGAAAAAAATCATAAAGATTTAGCTAAGTTTATAATAGATGCTGCAAAATCAATAGGATATAAAGATCAAATTAAATCTGATAATTATAATGATATATTAACTAAATATATGGAAGGCGCTAAATCAGTATCTTTTGATTATAAAATGATTCCTAATGAACAACAAGTAGTTAAAAATGATATAATTGAATATCCAGACCATTATAGTTATACTGATGATAAAGGTAAACCTATTGTTGATAGACCTACAGATGAAAAAAATCCTTTAACTAAAGACAACTTAAAAGTTGGTAGAAGAGTTTATAAAAATGGTCAAGCAATGATTGAAGTTGAATATATGGAAGGAGATACTCCTAAAAAGATGTATGCTCAACCATTAGCAGTAGAAGATAAGAATTATCACAATGGTGTTGCTAAAATTCAAGAAGATGGTTTAAATTTCTATAAAACAGGTAAACCTGCTGATACAAAAGAGGTTAAAGATTTAAATGAAAAATATGGTTTTAATAAACCAGGTTATTCAGGTTTAAAACCTATATCAGCAGTAATATTACCTAATGGTAAACTTGCTTTAACTTTAGGTGATAAAAATAACAGATTAGAACAAAAATATGAACTATTTAATCCTAAAACAGGTGAAAGAGAAGAGTTTAGTAATATGGCTCAGATGATGGAAGTTTTAAATAAAGAATGGTTTAGTACTAATCAAGGTAAGGGACAAGCTAGTTCAATAGCTCCTAAGAAAACAAATTATGAAAATTTAACAGAAGAATAATGCCAGATAATAAAGATAAAGAAATAAAAATTGATGGTTTACCAAGTTATTATAACTTACCTGTTAAGCCTTATAAAGGTTTAGAAAATTCTGCTAATCAGGATTTAGTAAGTTCTCCTATACAAAATCAATTTGGTAATACAGACTTTGGTGATTCTAAATATGATGAGGTTGGTAAAACACAATCTGAAGATATTTCTTCAGGTAAATATGAATATATAAGAGGTGAAAAACAATCAGGATTAACACAACTTGGTTTAGGTGTATTAAGAGCTACTGAGAAAGCAGGTATTGAATTTGCTAAAACACCTGCTTACTTATATTCATTAGGTGAATGGTCTTTAGATAATATTAGTAAAGATGGTGAAGGTATTACTTTAAATGAAGCTTTAGACAATGTTTGGTTAAATAGTCTTGAATCATTTGATGAAAATATTAAAACTGAATTACCTGTTTATAAATCTTATAAAGCAGGTACAGGTGGTATATTAGATAATATATCAAGTACTTCTTTCTGGTCTAGTGATGGAGCAGATGGTGTTGGTTATTTATTAGGTATGATGGGTCCAGGAATAGCTTTAAAAAGCTTAAATATGGCTTCTAAGATATCTAAATTAGGTTTAGGTGCTGAGACAGCTAATAATATAGAATTAGGCTCACAAACTCTTTTAAATACTTCTATTGAATCATTAGCTGAAGCTAAAGGTGTTGGAGATAGACTTAAATCTGAAGGAGCTTCTCCTGAAGAAATAGCTAGAGCTTCAAAAGAAACTTTTTATAGTAATATGGCTTTGTTAATATTACCTAATGCAGTAATGAATAAAAACTTATTAGGTAGATATAATGCTGATAAATCAATGCTTGATGAATTTAAAGATGCTTCAGGTAAGTTAATGGAGAATCCTGTTATTAAGAAAAATACTCTTAGAGATTATTCTAAATCAATATTGGGTTCATCTGTATCTGAGGGATTAATTGAAGAAGGTGGTCAAACATCTATTGAAAATTATGAGGTTAATAAATCTTTAGGTAAAACTGAATTAGGTTTTATTGAAGGTGTAGCTAATGAATATCTTAATACTTTGAATACTACAGATGGTCTTAAATCAATTGTTCTAGGTTCTGTGTTAGGTAGTATAGGTGGTGTTTCTGGTGAATATAAAGAAAGACAAGCTAAACAGGAATATCGTACTAAGAATTTTAATATTATATCTCAACTTATAAAAGATAATTTTGAAGGATTTAGTGTTGATAATGAAATATATGATAGAGATGATAATGATGTACAAACTAATATCAACCCTACTAAGTTAAGAGAATCTACTGAAGATTTTATAAATGAAATTACAGAAAGCAAGATAAGAGATTTATCAGCTTTAGATGATAATGAAATATTATATAATTATTTAGATAATAAAATATTTACAAGGTCAGCTATACCCTTTTTTAAATTAGGTGATGTTGGTTTAGAAATACTTAATGATAAAATAGATAAATCTAGTGAGGTTTCTGAAAAAATAAATAATACAGATAAATCTGAAGAAAATAAATTTATAACTGAAAAAAAACAGAAAGCTAAACAATTATTAGATTTATATAATGATACTATGAGTATTGTTAGTGAATTTGAATCTGTTAAATCTTTAGAAGGCATAAAAGGTTATGAAGAATACCTTGATAAAATGTTTAATGCTGCTTTTCAAGAAGTATCTAAACAAGTATTTTACAAAGAGCAAATACAAGATTTAAATAATAAGTTATCTAAATACAACTCTGTAATATTTAATGATATTCCTCAAAATCAAATACAAATAACTAAATATCAAAAACAAATTGATGGTTTATATAAATTACTTGATGAATCTAAAGATAAATATAATTCATTAAAGGATACCGATAAACAAATTGAAGCATTAACTTCTTTTGTTAATAATAAAAAATCTATAGAAAAAGATATACAAGATAGATTAAAGGCTAATGAACCTGAAACTATAACCAAAGAACAAATTGCTGAATCTGAAATTAGCGATGAAGTTAATACTGATTTAGTAGCTGCTTTAGATACTAATACACTTGATGAGTTTAATACTATAAATAATAGTTTAAAAGATAATCCTTACTTAAATAAAGAACAAAAAGAATCTTTAAAATTAAAAAATAAAGAATTAAATGATTTGATAAATTTATTTGCCGATAATATTAAATCAGGTAACACATCATTTAAAGATGATAGTGAACAACAATTCTTTATAAACAATCAAAAACATATTGAAGATAGAATTAAAGAACTTAAATCTATTGAAGATTCTAAAAATAAATTACCTAAACTATCAGAGTTGTTAGGTACTATTTATAATGTTGAAGCTGATAATTTACAAGATATCATATCTGAAAATAATCAATTAATAACTAATTCTGAAATTACTAACAATAATATTGAAAATAAGACATTAAATCTTAAGAATAATGTTTTAATGACTCATTTATTTTCACATGTTATAGAAGATGGTATTTTTAAATTTGTAAGAAATGAAGAAGGTTATCCTAAATTGGATAATAATTCTAATTTGAATATTAACACACTAAACAGATTAAATAAAGGTGATGTTTTACAACTTAAGTTTGTTGAAGTATCTAAAGAAATTAATGACTTATATACTAACTTAAAAGATTTTGATGGTAAACATATAGGTATTTATCGTAATAATCAACTTATAGGTTTTGTACAACAACCTCATCTTATAGATAATAATTCTAAAAATCCTGAATTATCTAAAAGAATAAGAGAAGGTTTAATTTTTTATAGGAAAGCTGTTATTAATAAACTTGATAATAATGAAATTGTTGAAGAAAAAGTTCTGAATAAAGGTACTGGTAATTTATATACTAAATTAACCAAAGATGGTAGAGTTGATTTACAGTTTAATCCTTTAATTAATGTTAGAGATAAAGATAAATTAGAAAATCAATTAATTTTTGTTTATAGTAATGTTGAAGGTAAATTAACATTACCTATCATTGATATATCAGAAGCTTCTATAAACGCTTTAAATGAAAGATTAAGTGTATTAAATAACTATACTAGTAAATCTGGTAAAGTATTTCAATTAGTTAAAGATTTAAATAATGAATGGAGTCCTATTCCAGTTTATCCTAATAATATTGAAGACATAACTGTTGATAAAATATCAAAAATTATATTAAGTTTAACTAATGATACACCTTTAAATGAAATTGTATCTTTATTACAACCTTATATATATGCTTCACAATCTAAAAGAGGTGCTGCATTAACTGTTAAATTTGAAGATGGTAAACTTAAATTTTGGGCTAATGGTAATAATATTACATTGGATGATTTTGAATCTAAAACTAACAAGAGAAATATATTCTTAAATGGTTTAAAATCTTTAAAACAAAATATTAATATTACTGGTCAAAATAATATTAATAATGTTGATGTACAAAAACAATTAGTTGAACGTAATACTTTGTTAACAAATACAACAACATTTGAAGGTGAGTATTTTGTACAACCTTATGTTGAATATACACAAAATAATTATGTACCATTAGGAGTTGCTGTTATTACTGAGAAAGAAAAATTAGATTTAACTTCCATTCAACCAGAAAATGAATCTGTTAATTCTTTAGATGAGAAAGTTAAAAATAAATTAAATAGTCTTGATTTAGATACACCTTTAAATCAGAATGATGCTTTATCACAAAGTTTTGATAAAACTTTATTAGATAGAACTAAATTTAATAAATGGCTTAATAATAAATTACCTCAATTAAAACTATCAGATGTAAAAAGTATTTATCAATTACAAGATACTTTAATAGATGCTTTTGGTTTATTTAGAGATAGTACAATTTATTTATTTGAAGGAGCTGGTATGAAAACAGCTTATCATGAGTCATTTCATGGTGTATTTAGAAACTTATTAACAATTAAACAGCGTGAAGATTTAATTAATGAATCTGTTAGTAAATATCCTGAACCTACTGAAGAATACTTAAATAATTTACAGAAAGATTTAAAGAATACATATAGTAAAGAACAATTAACATACTTATATTATGAAGAACAACTTGCAGATGATTTTGCAAAATATGCATATGACAGAAACGATAATACTTTTTGGACAAAACTTGGTAATAAAATTAAAGATTTATTTAATAAAATATTCAACTTATATAGAATATTTAAATCAAATGATACCACAACCATAAATAATTTATTTTCAAATATTAATAAAGGTAAGTTAGCTACATTAAACAGTAAATCTAACTCTGTAACTAACAAGTCTTTATACAATGAGTATGCTTATTCTAAAAAGTTAGATAGTAAATTTGGTGTTTCTAATAAAACAAGAATTGTTAATACAATAGGTAATAGGTTCTTAGCTTTACATCAACAAAATACATTTAACAATCTAAAAACAGATTCTTATAGTATTCTAAAGAATATACAAAAACATTATAAAGAACAATTAATTTCTGGTAAATTAGATGCTAATAGTGAAAAAGAAGCTGGTTTAATAATTGTTAATTTCCCTGATTTATGGGATGAAGTTAAAAAGTTTCTTTCTTATAGAAATGTTAATAGTGGTTTAGTATTAGGTTATAATAAAATAAAAGAAGAGATTGAAATACAAACTGAAGGTATTTTAGAATATGAAACTAATTTAAATCAGGATGTTATAGAGGATAATGAAATATATAGTTTAGAATCTAAAACTGTTAAAGGTTTAGGTGAATGGACAAGTATTAGTGGTTTAAATTCTACTAGTAATAGGTTAAAGTTATTTTTATCTTCAATACCTATTGTTAAAGATGGTAAACAAGTACATGATAATTTAAATATACCTTTATATCATGATTTTACATCTTTATATTACTATATAGAAAGAAATTTAGTAGATAAGTATGAATTATCTGAACAATTAGATACTCTTAAGGAATTAATACCTTATAATAATGCATTAGAGCAAGTTATAGATACTTTAAATAATAAATCATCTCTTATTACAGATGAGCAATTTGAACTCATCAGAAATGATTTTAAAACTAATTTTAGTAAACAACAACTAGCTTATAGTTTGGTTAAGTTTAATACTGATAGTTCTACAGGTAAAGTAACTTATGAAATTATTGATTCTAATAGAGCTACTATATCAAGAGAAATTTATAATCAATTTGAACAGAATGTTTATGATGAATCTAAAGATAATATTGGTAAGTATGATTCTGAAGGTAATAAAATAATTAATACCGATAAAGCTAAGAAGTTATATAATGATTGGGAAAACATTATTAAAAGTAATAAACCTCTCGATAAAAAGGTTTTAATACCTTTATTAAGTAAAATTGGTATAGAATACTCACCTTCTGTTTTAGATAATATTATTAAAAATAATAGTAATATTTGGAAAAATAATGTAACAACTTTATTAAAGTATTATTCTTCAGGTTTATCTTTAAATTTAGAACAATCTGGTAGAAAATCTTTATCTTATATATCTAATGAAGAAGTTAACTTTTTAACTGATAAATATACTTCATCTTTTATAAATGGTGAAGGTAAAAATATATATACAGTTCAATTACCTTCATTTATAAGTAAAACTGTTAATAAATTTAAAAATAAAGCTAAATTTTTAGATTATAAAAAAGAAATGCTTGAAGATGGTTTTTATAAATATTCTAATTTATTATCAGAACTTGAAAATATTGATTATAGGAATAATTTTAAAGTTACATATCTTGATAGTTTTAAAGATTTTAGAGGTTCAGGTGAAGGTTCAACTTTCACCAATATGACTCCTAAAGATTTTATGGCTATGCAAATATCTTTATTTCAAAATAAAGCTGATTCACAAAAAACAATTAAAAGAGCAACTAATAAATATATATATTTAACACCATCTGATAAAACAATGTGTGTTATAATTGATGCTAGTAAATATACTGTAGGTATTACTGAGAAAGGTACTGATATTCATGTTGGTAAATCTGATATATTTAATAAGTTTTACAATGTATTCTTAAGTGAAGCTATTAGAATAAATAAAGCTAATTCTATTAAGAATGATATATTAACTAATAAGGGAGAAGGTAAGTATAACTTAAATCAGCTTCTTGAACATTATCATGTATCTAAAAAGAATTACGGTAAACTTAAAGATTTAATTAATAAAGATGAATTAACTGATAATGATTGGTATACTATAAGTAATATGTTTGATGGTAATGCTTATAGATTTAATAACTTTTCAATAGGTTTTAATAATAAGATGCTAGATGAATTTTCAGAAATACTTAAAACTGAAATGTCTATAGAAGAATTAGAAAAACAATTTGAAAATAAAAGAATAAGTATTATAACAGCTTTATATAACGATATTAATAAAGATTTTAAAGATACATTAAATGAATTAGAAGATAAAGGTTTAATATATAAAGATAATAATACTGGTCTATATGTTAATAAATTATTACAGTTAGATAATATTATTGAAACTGTTGATGGTGTTGAAACAATTATTACTAATACACCTGAGTTAGAACATAGACAAATAGTTAGTTTAATAGCTAACTTTAGTGCTAATACTTATTTACATAACATTGAATTTAGTAATATATTTAATGGTGATTTTGCACAATATAAACCTAATGATTTACAAAAAAGAACTTACCAAAGTCAAGCAATGACTGTATTTGGTAATTTTACTAATAAAATTATTAAAACTATTGTTGTAAAAGACGTTGAGGTTAGTTCAGAAATATATGACAGTTTAGTTGAAACCTTAAAGCAACAAGATTTTAATGATGAAGATATTGAAAAGATTGCTGGTAAATATAAAAGTGGTATAAATGTTACTGATGCTCAAGTATATATAACTCCTGAATTATACAAAAGAATACACGTAGCCAGAGGTACTTGGAATAATGATATGCAGGAAGCATATGATATTGCTGAGGGTATTAAAACAGGTAATATTAAAGAATCTTTACATAGATTATTAGGTGGTATTAAACCATATTACTTTGGTAATAGATTTGATAATGAACTTAATATTCAAAGATTTGAACAAGTTAAGTGCGCTATGTTACCTTTATTTAAGCAATACGTTGATATTAATCCATTACTTAAGAATAAACTTGAAGAAATGAGATTAGTTAATGTTGACATGTTAGCTCATGAATCATCATTTAAAGCGGCTATTGGTTTTAGAAATGATATTACTAATAACTCGGAATATCAGATACTAGACTTAAATACTGATAATTTTGGTGTACAAGTAGATAATCCTGACCATATGGATGAAGGTAATGATTCTATGAGACAATTAAAAATGCTTATATTAGGTTCTGTTGATAAATCTAAAGAATATAATAATGTTAAAGGTTCTGATATAATTAATACTATTATGAAAATGGAAAGTATTAACTATGAACAATCTTTAAATGAATTAAAAGATAAGATGAATATTAAAAATAATGTTAATTTTATTCATTTTATTAAAGATATGATTACTAAAAGAGGAGCTACTATTAATGTACAAGAATCTTTAAATATTGAAAATGGTGATTTTGAATATGCTTTAGATACTGGTACTTTATCTACACAAATAGAGAATATGATTAGTAGTATTTATACTAATAATGCTATTAAACAATCATTTAATATTGGTGGTTCAGCAATACAAGCTACTAGTTTAGGTCTTAAATTTAGAAATTTAGAAGAACAACAAGTTAATTTAACTAATGATGCTAAGTTGTTACAACAAGAACTTAAGTGGATTAAACCTAATCAAGAAAATGGTACTATTGAATATGCTGAATGTGCTATGCCTAGTTGGACTAAACAATTCTTTAATAAAGATGGTACTTTAATTAATATTAATGACATACCTGAGGAATTAAGAGTGTTAATAGCTTATCGTATTCCTACAGAAGGTTTACATAGTATGTTACCTATTAAGGTAGTTAAATTCTTACCTGAAACAATGGGTAATTTTATATTATTACCTTATGAAGTTACAACACAATTAGGTGCTGACTTTGACTTTGATAAAATATATTTCTTTGGTAAGGAATTCTTTAAGGATGAAAATAATCAATTTATATTTTATAAATATAATGAAGAATCTAATATCCAAGCTATTAGAGATAGGTATTACCAATATAGTCAGACAGTTTCTAATAAGGATAGAATATCATTTGAAGATTTCCAAGAATTAACTATTGATGAACAGAATACAAGATCTGGTAGAAATAATAATATTGTTGATAATTATTTAAAATTATTAACAAGTTTAAACAATTTAAATTTAATTGTTTCACCTTCAGGATTTAGTGTTATTGAAAATTTTAAAGAAAAGTATTTTAGTAATTTTAACAAAAGAAATTTCTTTAGTTCAATTACACAAAGAGATTTTAAAGAAAGAAATCATATTGGTATTGCTTTAAAAGGTCAAGCTGCTTTACACGTATCAGGACACTCTTATGGTGTATTAACTAATTTAGATAGTACTGATTACTTAGAAGATGGTTCTTTAGATTTAACTAAAAGTATTAATATTAATGGTAAGAATAGAACTAATTTTAGTGGTTTATATACAGATAACGGTAATTTAATAGCTGATGAATTAGCTAGTATAATGGCTGCTATTCTTGATGATATTAAGAATCCTTTATTAGAACCATTAGGTATTAATAATTATACTATTGATGTATTAGCAACAATAATAAGGTCTGGTGTTGATATAGAAACAGCTTTGATGTTTACTTCTCAACCATCAATTAAACATTTAAGTAGGTTATTATCAGGTAATAAAAATAAAATTAAAGATAGAAATGAAGGTTGGTATACTGTTGATAATTTAATAAAATCTTATACTCAATTAGCTAATGAAAATCTTAATAATATTAAAGATAATGATAATCCTGAATATAAAAGCTTTATAACAGCTATGTATGATAGTTCACCTGATATGTTAGACATTAAATCTTCAGATATGTTAGAATATTTAGAAACATATTTAGTTGAAGATAATAATATATATAAAGGTCATATTGTTGAAGGTAAAGATAAATTAAGATTTAAAAAAGCTAATCCTGAAGAATTATTAAAATATTATTCATATCAGGTTAGAATATTAAATCAGTTTAAGAATATAGAATCTATAGCTAAAGAATTAAATAAAGTTAATAAGTTCTTTGCTGTAAATAAAGAAGTTGGTCCTAATATTGAAGATATACTATCTAAAAAAGAGATATTAAGTGATATTACAAATTTAAATATATTAAAAGGTTTTAATTTGAATAATATTCCTAGTTTAAAATCTGTATGGAAAATTCACGAAGAAGCTTTATCGTGGTTTGAACAATATTTTCCTTATTCTACTAAAGAATATGTTGATATTAAAAAATTATTATTATCTTTACAAACAAATAAATCATTATATGAGATACCTGTTGAAGAAAGACAATATATTAATAATTTTATAAGAACATATACTGATTATTATAGTAATGAATTAAATACTATTAGTGATAATTATGATAATTTATTAATTGAATTACCTAATTTAATTAATAGTATTAATAGTCCTATAAATTCAGAAAGTAAATTAAACAATTTAACTTATAATCAAATAAGAAATAACTTATTTATAAGACAATTAAAAGTTGTTTTTGATAAACAAAATAAAATATCAACAATAAGGTTAAAAGGTAATAGATTAGATTTGGAAACTAAAAATAATATAATACAATCGTTTACAGCATTATATAAAAATAATAATACTAAACAATTAGCTATTGATTTAATTAAACATTCATTTTTAACTACAGGATTCTTTAAAGGTATTAACAGTTATTCAACATTAATTAGTCCTGAAATAACTAAAGAGTTGGGTTATAATAATGTTAGGAAGGATTTAGTTAATGGTTTTAAAGATAAAACTGTCATTATTGATAATAAGTTAAGACTAATAGACCAATTAATTAGAAACAATGTTAGAAATTATACTAAAACTTTTGATTTAGAAACGTTTGGTTTAACAAAAGATAAACCATTACCTAGTACTATTAGTACAGATAAAGACTTAGTTGATTCTAGCAATAGAAATAATGATATGATTTGGAAAGTTTATACTGAAGATGGTATTGAATTTAACAGTCCTATGTATATTAGTGTTTATGATAAATTTTCAAAAAAACCAGAATTATACAAGAAAATAGATTTTTTAAAATATGAAAAAATAACTATGTTAGGTAAAAATGCTTCAGTTTTAGAAATAAATCCTACTTTAGATATTGAAAAATCATATTTAAAGTTTAATAATTCTAAAGAAGATTCAGATGTTAAAGTTGAAGATTTAAATAAACCAGCATTTGATATTAATGAATTTTATAATACCACAACTCAAGAAGAATTGGATTATATTGCTGATAAAGAAGCTGAAGATTTACAAAAAATGATTGATAATACAAAGGATTTACCTAATTTAGAAAATAATTGTGAATAATGAATAGGAATTGTGCTATAAATGAAATAAGAGATAAAATAATAGAAGCCTATAATGTTGGTAAAACATCAGCTTCTTTACTTAAACCTAATAAGATAATATTACCTATAGGTAGTGAAAAACTTAAAACTAAAGACCAAACTAATGAATGGGCTAGAAGAGTTAAGAAAGATTTGGATAATACTTTTCAAGCTAAATTTTATGGTAGTCTAGTACAAATTGATAATAATAGTAATCCTAATGGTACTATTGTAGATATTACTATACCTAGTAAGTTAATTGATGCTTATGAGAAGAAATATGGTACTCAAACTACTATGTTTAGTTTATCTGAAGAAACGGTAAATAAAAAAAATGAATTATCATCAAGAATCAAGACTCTTTTAGATGATTATGCTAAGGTTAATAATATTAAAGTTGAATTCTTTGAAACAGCTATTAATGAATTAGACCCTGTAGCATTATGGGATAGTGTTAGTAGAGTTATTAAGATTAATATTAATAAAGCTGATTTAGAGACTTTTCCAGAAGAATTAGCGCATCATTTAACTTTAGCTTTAGGTGATGAACATATATTGGTTAAAAGGTCTTTAAATCTTATTTCAAGATTAAATTATAAAGAGATATTAGGTAAAGAGTATGTTGATGCTTATAATAATGATGATAATCTATTAAAACACGAATTCTTAGGTAAATTAATAGCTAAACAAATAGCTAATACAATGCTTCCTAATGAATTAAATAGTGAAGATGGTATAAAGTTATGGGAAACTATTAAAAACCTCTTAAAAGCCTTTATAAAGCTTTTTAACCCTAATTCTAATATAGAAAATGAATTAGATAGTTTAAGTAAACAATTATCTAATTATATATTAACTGGTAAAAAGATTAATGAAGTTGATAGTTTAAACCTTACTTTATATAGTTTAGATAATAAAACTAAGGTTTTAGATAAGAAAATAAGACCAGAATATGTTTATTATAGTCAATTATCAGGTAAATTAAAGAATACTTTAAAAAAATTAACTGTAGATAGTAAAGAATATGATGAAACTAAAGCTAAAATTGAAAAAATAGAATCAAGTTTAAAAGAATTATTAGAAAATAATAATAAACAAGCTTTATTAAATTTAGCTAATGAAACTTTAGATGAAATTGAAAGTTATTTAGATGGTTTAGAGCAAGTTATTAATAGTGGTAATAAACCAAATGTTAATAATATTGATAAAACTGTTAAAGTATTACATACTTTAGAGAATCTTGTAGGTGTTAAAGATAGAGTTTCAGGTTTATTAGAAATAACTATGAAATATGCTAAAACATATATTTTAGATGAGATGAATAGTGTTACTGGTAAAGAGTTTGATGAAACTATATTTAATACTGTTGATACTGATATTTCAGCTTTAGAAGCTAATTTTAGTACTTTAGCTGATATTAAGAATTATTTAGCTAAAACTATAGGTTTATTAATTAAAAAAGCTCAGAATATAATTGAGATTAATAATAAGAAGTCTTTTACTAAGGTTAAAGAGGCTGTTGATAAATTAACTACTTATCAGAATTCTAAAGGATTAAAAGGTGATAGTATATATGACACATTTATACAAGAATATAATGGTACTTTAACGCTTACTAAACCTTACACTACTGAATTTTATAATGAAATTAGTAAGAGTTTTAAAATGAAACCTGATGAAGGTAAAGCTTTTAGAAATAAAATAGCTACTTATGATTCTATTAATAGACAATTTAAACCAAGAGATAGTAAATATGTTAATAATAACTATAAAATAATACAAAATACTAAAGAGTTAAAAGAGTTTTATGATTTCTTTCAAAGGGAAATTAATGAAATTAAAAGTAAATTACCTAAACAATATTCTGATAAAATATCTAGTGATTTTATACCTAATATAGTTGAACAATCACTATTAGATATATTAAAATCTGATAAGAATATTACTGGTAAAATGAAAGATAGTATTAACTATATGTTAGAAATTAGTGAAGGTAAACAGTCAGGATTGCTTTTAGATGAAGAATTAATTAAAGATGAAGTACCAGTTAAGTATGTTGGTAAAATAAGCTCAGAAGTCAAATCTAAAGACTTAGGTTCATCTTTATTAAAGTTTATGTATTTTACTAACTCTTATGAACAAATGACTGAAATATTACCTAAAACAAGGTTATTTCAAGAGGTAATTAAAGAACAGGATTTCATTAAAAGTACTAATAAAAATAGAACTATTAATGGTGAAGAGAGTAATTTAAATAAAATTGTTGATGGATTTATTAAAATGCAAGTATTAGGTGAATCTAAGAAAGAAGAAAAATATGCTCCACATATTGATTTTATGCTTAAGTATACCTCACTACTTAGAATAGGTTTAAATCCTTTTAATGCTATTACAAATGCTGTTATAGGTAATATAGGTAACTTAATTGAAGCTATTGGCGGTAAACATTTTAACACTAAAGATTATTTAAAAGCAATTAAGATATTCAGTGCTGAAAACATGGTTGAAGATTCTAAGTTAAATAAAATATCAGCATTATTTAATCCTTTAATGGAGTTGGAAGATTATACCAACCTAGAAAAGATTAATGTTGGTTCTAATGAATATAAAGATAAAATTAAATCTTTAATGTATTTACCTCAAAGAATGGGTGAAAAACAAATGCAAACTAGTACTATGATAGCATTATTATTACATACTAAGGTTAAAACTAAAGATGGTAATATTATTAATATGTGGGATGCTTTTGATGAAAAAGGTGAATGGAAAGTAGAATTAATGGGTGAGAAACTTGATGATAATACTATATTTAAAACTACTAATAAAATTCATAGAATTAATCAGATGATTCATGGTAGATATTCAGCTAAAGATTCTGCAATATTACAACAATATAGTTTATTTAGATCTGTTTTTCAATTTAAAAAGTGGATACCTGCTGCTATTGAAAGTAGATTTGGTAGTGAAAGGTTTGATGAAAGATTAGATATGACTATTGAAGGTAGATATAGAACTTATGTTAAAGGATTTAAATTAATGATTGCTAAATTACAAAGTGATATAGAATCTATTGAAAAATATACTTTTAATGAAACTGATTTATATAATATGCGTAAGAATTATACTGAATTAACTTTAATATTAGCTACAATATTAGCAGGTGTTGGTTTTGAAGATGATAAAAAACGTAAAGACCCTAGTTATAAATTTATGATAAATCAATTAAATCAAATTAGTGGTGATTTATTATACTTTTATAATCCTAAAGCTTTAACAGACCCTGCTAAATTAAGTATACCAATGCTTAAAACTATGCAGGATTTGTTTAAGGTTATACAATATTCACCTAGTATAATTACTGGTGATAAATTTAAGAGAGGTAGTAAAAAAGATGAAAATAAATTTGTAGGTAGTTTACTTTCAGTAATACCTGTAGTTAAACCTGTAGTTGATGTTGCTAGATTATGGAATAAAGATAGTTATATTAAAAAATAATATTTATAAATAACGGTATTAATAAAAAACCCCCAATTACTTAATTGTAATTGGGGGTTTTAGTTTATTTACTTTCATCAGGAATCTTTCAATTATTTACTAAAATCCTTTTTAAGTATTTATTTTTTACCAAGAGGTAATAATCGTTATAAATATTTTTAAATTTATTATAAGAATCTTCACTTAATGATTTACTTTTATAAAATAAACCAGCCGAATAACTACAATAAGTATTCCAACTAAGAGAATCAACCAAACAAGAACCGCCAGAAAAATACTTATAATTAAAATATTTAGGTTGATTTGAATCTTTCCAATCTAAAATAGTTCCTTCATTATAAACTTTAGCTATTTTAAACAATAACATTTGAGCATTACATGATTTTTCTTCTTTTGTTTTAGCTTTTGGAAAAGGTGGTATATAATCATTATAATCCTCACCTAATTCTTCAAACACATCTTCAATAGTTTTAATTCTATCAGTAATTGATTTAGGTTTAAAAAATTCTTTACCAAAAGAATCTTCTAATATTTCTTTTAATTCTTTAGAAGCATCTTTATATAAATTTAATGCTTTATCTTCACTTATTTTTAATATTTTCATATAATTTAATTTAAATAATTTTAAAAAATACAGGGGAAATTAATCCCCTGTAAATTAATTAACCATTAATACCTTTTAAATAAGCTTTAGCAGCTTTAATACTTGTAAAAGTAACATGTAAACGTTTACCATTTACTGTTGGTCTTACTGCATATTTACCACTTACTTGTTTATAAATACCTTTACTTACTTTGGTATGAGTACTAATAGATTGAGATGTTTTAGTTGTGTTTTTTACTTGTTTTTTCATTTGTTATATATTTGTTTATTATTTATTGTTATTTGATTATAATTTCACCATTCCAAATACCCCACGATGATTTTTCTCTACAATAATAAGTATTTGTTATAGTATCTTTTGTTAAAAGCCATAAATCATCTTGTTTCCAACAACAAGTAATTAATACATGATTTGTTGGTAATGAAAGCTTCTCTTTTCCTCCAAAATTTCTAGCTCTTTGATTCTCAGTACAATTAGTTAATGTAATTGTTATTATTGATAATATTAAAAGTAATTTTTTCATAAGTTTTAATTATTTAGTTTAAAAATACCAGACGACTTTAGCTCTCTGGATTAATATAAGCCTTGTACTAAACATTCTTATATAGCTACCTAGAGTTAGAACGTTACATATCTAGGGAACTCAACACTTGACCTTGAGTCAGAGGTTGTTGGTACAATAATTAAATTTATCTTAATTTATTTCTTATTTCTTCTAGTGTTTGAAAATTATAAAATTTACCATCTTCATAGATTATTTGTAATAAACCTTTATCTTCTCCTTGTGAAGAACATTCTTGAATAACATAAATTTCTCCTTCATCAAGAATATCATTTTTAGGTCCATTATGTCTGCTTACACACAATAATCCTTTCAAAGATTTTTTAGTACCATCATCAGTAATTGGGTCTTTGTAGATATTATATGAATGACGACAATCATCTGATTTACAATCCTCATTTACACAATTTGTTCCACAATCTCCATGTCCTGCTAGTTTATTAGATTGTACTTCAAACCAAGCTCCTTTAGCTGCGACACTTTATAGGTTGCTTAGTTTGTTCCATTTTCTTTCTAAATAATCAACATTACAAATATAATCTTTAAGAATTTTTAAATCCTTTTTAGTATTAATATTAAGTTGAGAAAAACCACGTTTACTAGTTTTTATTTTACAATTAATATCATAAAATTCTTTTAATTTATCAGATATTAATTGTAAAGTATTTAACCACTTGCCGTGCAGTTCTATTCTTAAATTTAACCAATTTTTACTTTCCCATATACACCCATCACCATCAATTAATCCTATAACAAAAGGTAATAAATATTCTTTTGTGTAGAATATTGATAAATCTGGAGGAAAATATGTTTTAGGTGCGTTTATAGATAGTGTATTAAGCCATTTTTCACCAAAAGATTTATCTCCTATTCTAAGATGTACAAAATTTCCTTTTTCAGAAATATTACAATCTAAAATATTAGATAATTTTAACAAGTGTTCTTTATCTAAATTTGATAAAGTTATTGCCAATTCTCCTTTATGTGATATATGACCATCAGCTATTATAAATCCCCACCAATAACAACTTTTAAGATTTAATTCATTTAAAAATTCTAAACTTCCTTTTCTAGCTCTATTAGTTTCAGACTTTACTTCTAATTGACTAGCTTTATGGATTAGTTGATTATAATTTCTATTAGGAAATTTATTTAATAATTCTTTCATTGTATCTTTTTTCCAAGATTCTATTAGTAAAGATTTTTCTTCTAAAGACCATTTTGTAAAATTATTAGATTTAATACCTAACTTAATTGCTTTATATTTAATTGCGGATAAAGTAAATTTATCATGTAACTTGATACAACCTTTAGATTCTCCATTAGGATAGATTTCTTTAAGATATTCTACATCTTCTTCTGTCCATTTATTCCAATTTCTCATATTTATACTTTTAATTTAGTATAAAATTACGACATTTATCTTAAGGTTGCAACTTTTTAATGTTAAATTATTGTTAAATTTTATTGGACTATATCATCTACTTGATTTACAAGTAGTTGGATGCTGTGGGCTCACCATAGTGTCCCTAGTCTCTGAACCTTCCTCATACTTCCATGAGACTCGGCTGCTGATAATGATTTTAAACACTTCCCAGCAATTCTTCCAATTATTCAATATACATCACTGTATAAGGGGGCTCGCAGTTGTGAAAACTCAACCCTAATGTATCTCTTGTATTATATTGTTAAGTAAAACTACCTACACCTAATACAATATTAGTAGCTGCAAAACCTTTAGCTGCCAATCTTTCATATATTTGTACTTGACGTTCAGTCGTAATACTATCACCATAGATTGCTCCAATATGAGGATCAAGAACTTTATATCCTTGCTCATTGACAGTGCCACCAAAGATGTCCCAGAGTAATTCAATTACTCCTTTTTCATAGGGTTTACCTTTTAAACCTACAGAAGTCCCACAAATAATATCAACAGGATCCCCACTATTACCACAAACCATTGTACATCTGTTTCTTTTAACAACAACTCTACCTGTAGGTACAGTAACACAAACTATATTTCCTTTATAAGTTGTTTTTTCTACTTGTACAGATTGACCTCCAAGTTTATTTTCTATTAAAATATTAGCAGTATAGACTTTAGAAAAAAGTTCACTTCTTTCATCTTCATATTCAGAAATCAAACAACCATATCCAGAAGATAAAGCAATAAGTTCAACAGTGTAAATTACAGCAGTATTTGTAGTATCAAACTTTATTCTTCCATCATTTCTAATAGATGAATCCCAATGTGAAAGTTCTTCTATAAATTCTTGACACCAGTTAGAGCATAAATTATTAATATTTACCCAGTTAAAATCTTTACTTACTTGTGATTTATCTATTTTAATATTAAATTCAGTTTTACCGTCACCTAGATTATAAGTAGTATATTCAATATTATTTTCTCTAAGTAAATTTTCTAATCTTTGGATTTTTCTTATTTTAGAAAAACTAAATCTAATTGATGAAGTAACGCCTGTTTGGTAACTACCATCAGCTTGAAAAGCAATATTCAATCTTTCTATAAAAGAAAGTTTTCTACCTTTATTTACCGCCTTCGCACTTCTAATAAATTGTTTTGTATAATTATTAGGTTTACAGTTTTCAGCATAATCTACTTTCCAATTATCAAATTGTTTATAAACCATTCTATGATTAGGCGTAACAAGTAAATCCATTTTACCATGAAAATCTGTATATTTATACATTTCACCTTCATACGGTTCATCTATAATTCTACTTGGTTGTACAAAAGTATAGCTTCCATCTTCTTCTACTTGTGCTACTAATGCCCCTTGTTTTATAGCATCAATATTTTTCCAACCATAATTGGTTAAAAACAAAGTATCTTCTGAATAGCAATCAGGTCTAATTACTAATTTACCTTCTCTTTTCATAATAGCTTCTTTATTAGCTGGTAAATATTCAGTAATTAGTTTCCAAAGATCAAATGTATCTGATACAATAGAAAGAATACCTTTAGGGAATATCTTCAACCAATCAGTAATCATTTGTTGTTCACCTTTTGAACGTTTTTCTTGTTCTGTTAATTGTCTAATTCTTGTTTTCATTATTAATATTTTTTCTTAAATTATCATAAAAATCATCCACAGCATTCATAAGAGTTTCATAAATTTTACGATTAAATTTAGGATAATCTTTAGAAAATTCTTTTAAAGGTTTTATGCTTATATCTTCAATGCAATCTGGAGATACTCTATATATACCCTTTTTACCAACTATACTTCTTCTTGTCATAGATGATGTTTGTCCATATCCTGCATTAGCTATAATATCATAATCATCTTCACCTCTTTCAAAACTACATACAATTTTTATTATATCTTCTACTAAAAAAGGTGTTTTGATATAAATAGAATTAAAAGTTCTTATTCCTGTTGGTTCATCAAAAAATTCTAATTCTTCATATTCAGTATTTGGACAAATGTGTTTTTGCCAAAACTCATCAAAAGATATATTATTAGCTAATAAAGCATCATTTGAAGTTGTATCTGGATTATCCGTTATTGTTATTTTCATTTTTTATTAAAATATTTGTTAAATAATTTGGTATTTACAGAACTATTCACTATCTTTGTATTATGAAAAAACGTTTAACAACAAAACAATTTATTGAAAAAGCAAAAATTGTACATAATGATAAATATGATTATTCTTTAGTAACTTATATAAATGCAAAATCTAAAGTTAAAATAATATGTAATAATTGTA